GCCGCCGACGCACGCGATGAGCCGTTCGGGTCCGTTGCGGTGAGTGAAGCAACGACCCTCCCAGTCGCGGGTGGTGGCGTGGGGTGACGACCCCTCGGCCAGCGCGTCGGCGAGCGGCTGGCTGACCCGGTGCCACGGGCCGACGGTGAGGCAGGTGGTCGGGTCACCGTAGGACCCGCGGTCCTGACGGCACGGGTGCGCGTCGGGCAGCGTGGCGGTGTGCCGGTTGGCGATGACCCGCCAGTGCAGGTGACCGTAGACCACGCGCTGATCGCGGGTCACGTAGAACGACTGACCCTGCCCGTTGCCGGATGACCCGGCGTCCCACCAGCAGGGGCCGGGGGCGTCCTCCACCGGGCACGGGTGGTAGCCCGGGTGCTGGGTGGGGAGGGGTGCGGCGTTGGCGGTGACGTGCCCGATGGGCAGGCCGAGTAGGCAGCCGGTGAGTGCGGCGACGATCATGCCGCGTCGTGTCATGCGCATGTTGAGCCTCCAAGATCGCCCGGCGTTTAGTTACTAAACGGACCGGATGGGGTGACCGCCGACGGGAAGTGGCGGGTGCGGCTGAAAGTGGGCAGACTCCCACTCACAAGATCAATCTTACCCTAGTTGACCCTGTGTGTCAACTGAGTCAACGGTGGGTGACGACCCCCGTTGTGGGGCATGGTGTGTCAGGACAGGTCCAGGCACACCCCGTCGTCCTGGCTGACCGACGCGTACCGGCCGTCGTCCCGGCCCGCGCGCACCTCGCTGCCACCGCAGTAGAGGGTGAGGCACGGGACGCAGAGGCGGACCACGTAGCCGCGGTGGCTGACGATCAGCGCGTCCGGCTCCGGGTGCGGGCAGGTGAGAACGGTGCGGGAGGCGAGGTCCTGCCACGCGTCGGTTGACTGGTTGACTGAGCGACGGTGAGGCACGGCGGTTGCTCCGATCGGTTGATTGATTGACCCGGCCGGGCAGCCAGGGTCAGCGCGTTTAGTAACTAAACGGTCGCGCCTGGACAGTGCGCCTCCCGAAGCGTGACCCGTGGGAGGCGCACCGACCGGGCGGGGCCGGACGTGCCGGTGGCCCGACCCGCTACGTCGCGGGCCGGGCCACCATCGGTGGTACTAGGAGGCGATCTTGTCGGCCGGGGCCGCGACCTTCGCCGCCTTCGCCGCCTTGTCCGCGGCGACCTTCGCCGCCTTCGCCCGGACCGTGTTCTCGCGGGTGATGATCTCGCCCAGCGCGGACTCGACCTTCGCCCACCCGTCGCGGTCCGTGTCCGCGACCACGCGCTTCAACAGACCGACCAAGATCATCGCCTGCTCGGTCGGGTCGGTGATGCCCGCGAGCGGGTCGGTCGCGGGAGCGTCCGTGCCGTCGTTCGGCTTGCCGTCGTTCCCGCCGACCTTGGTCGCGCGCGACCCGTCCGGCTTCCGGGTGGTCGCCACAGCCGCGGCGATCTTGGCGACCGTCGCGTCGTCGGCCATGATCGCTTCCGCGACCGCCTTGTCGTTCGCTGCGGTGCGGAACGCGAGCGTCTGCCACAGCGGGGAGTCAGTGGTCACGCCGACGACCAGCGCGCGACCGAGACGCTTCCAGAGGGTCACGGTCGCCGGGGCCACGTCGAACGCTGCGGCGTACTCACGGGCCGTGTCGTACTTTGCGCCCTTGGCGATGATGCCCGCCGAGAACGCAGCCTCGGTCGCGTAGGCGGCATCCGCGGTCAGCGAACGCACCTTACCCTGCGCCGAACGGTAGGTCCGGGCCACCCGCGTGACCAGCGCAACAGCCGCCTTGTCATCCGTGATCTTGACGTACTCAGTCATCTCGAACCTTGCTCTCCGGGGCCCTAGCCCCTGTCCGTGTGACCGAGTCTCTCTCGGCCACTGAGAGCACTCTCTCACGGGTTGACCCGCTGTGTCAACTTGACCTAGGCCCCGCGTTTAGTAACTAAACGTGAGACGCATCACACCCCCGGCACCCCCGGTCCCCGGCCCGCGGCCCCGGAGGGAGCGCTAGCCGGTCGGTTGGGTGTCTGGCATTGGGGCAGAGTTTCGTATACCGCCCTGACCTGGGGTTATGCTCCGCTGAGTTCCGTATACGGTAGGGTGCGGTGAGGTCCGTCGAGGTAGGGCAGGTGTGGTTATGGGGAGGCCGTTGAGTACGGCTGGGGGCAGGCCGGTGGTGTTGACGGTGCGGTTGTCGGTGGCCGAAGCCCGGGTTTTGGATACGGTACGGAGGCGGTTCGGGGGTGTGTCACGTGGGGTTATGGTGCGGAATCTGATCATGGCTCACTCGGCTCTGGACCAGATGAAGGCAAGTGGGTCAGGTGAGGTTACGGACCCCGGCGTTTAGTCACTAAACGTAGACAGAAACCCAGTAGATGTAGACAACAACCCCTGGTTTCCGTCTACAGAAACGGTTAGTGTCTACAACTATGTCGAGACCACCGCTCGGACCACGAGCCCGCCGCGTCGTCTACTCCACCCGGCTCACCGCCGACGAGACCGAACGCGTCGAAGCCATCTCCCAAGGCATGACCCGCAGCCAGGTCGCCCGCGAGGCGCTGATCTACTGGCTCACCACCCGGGAGGAGGCCACCGCGAAGATCCGGAAGGCAGCGCTGGCCCGGCACCGCCCCACCAAGGTCATCGAGAAGCCCCCCGAGCCAAATATCACCCACTGGGCGGGCGATATCTCCGCAGCCGTCGCGCCCGCGGGCACCACCGAGCCGGTGATCACCCACCACACCAGGTTCGCGGCCACCGTGCCCGGCGCACGGCACCTCTGCGTCGGCACCGAGACCGGGTTCCGCTACGAGAACGGCACCAAGATCATCGCGTTCCGGTGCGAGTGCGGCCGGACGTGGGAACGGTGACCAACTGCCCGTTCTGCCCCATGCCCCCCGAAGGCAACCCGCTCGGACCCCACTGCTACGCGCTGGAACCCATCAACCCGGTCACCCTCGGCCACATCATGGTCATCCCGCACCGCCACATCCCCGACTTCGCGACCGACCCCGCCACCACCGCCCACGCCGCGCACGCCGCCGCGCTGTTCGCCCGCCAGATCGGCGGCGAGTGGAACCTGATCACGTCCAAAGGCCGGTACGCCACCCAGACCGTGCACCACCTGCACCTGCACCTCGTGCCCCGCCGCCAGGACGACGGGCTCACCCTCCCGTGGACCAGCCAGCAGACCAACGAGGAGACACCATGATGATCACCGAGCACGCCCACGGCCAGTTCATGGTCACCCTCGACCCCGAGGAGGTAGACCAACTCACCGCGCTCATCGAAGGACAGCAGACCACCGAGGACTTCTCCCCCTGCTGCGCCGTCGTCGCCGAGCACCTCACGAAGATGCTCGCCAACCCTGGCCTCGGCTGACCCGTCCGGCATCATGGGCCCAACCCAGGAGGACCCATGCCCCCCGCCAAACGGACCGTCTGCCACTGCACCCACGTCCCCAAGAAAGGCGGCGGCACCAAGAAGGTCACCATCAAGGTGCCCCAGGTGAAGATCGGCACCGCCGTCAAGGTCGGGAAGAAACGCGCCACCGCCAAGAAAGCCACCGCCAAGAAAGCACCACCCAAGAAGGCCCCCGCCAAGAAGGCCAGCGCGGGCCAAGGCGCGAAGTGCAAGTGCAACTGAGGTGAGGGAATGACCACCGCCACCGTCACCGGCCGCTACACCGAACTCGACGGGTCACCCGCCAAGGGCTACCTCACGTTCATCCCACCGCTGCTGACCCGCGAGGACCCCGACGCGGTGGTCGTGCCCCGCCGCATCCGGGTCCCGCTGGACGAAGACGGGTCGTTCACCGTCCAACTCCAAGCCACCGACGACCCCGCGCTGTCCCCGACCGGGTGGACCTGGATGGTGCGGGAAACCGTCAAGGGCGGCAGGCGGTTCGCGTTCCACGCCCCCGCCGGGGCAACCATCGACCTGCCCAACGAAGCACCCGTCGAGATCACCCCCGGCATCCTCACCCTGCGCGGCCCCAAAGGCGACCGCGGCACCACCGGAACCAAAGGCGACAAGGGTGACCCCGGTGACACCGGGCCAGCCGGGACCCCCGGGGAGAAGGGTGACCCCGGGGACCCCGGAGTCGAAGGCCCCCGCGGCGAAATGGGACCGGCCGGACCCACAGGCGCAACGGGAACCCAGGGCCCGACCGGTCAGGGAGGCGCACCCGGACCCGCCGGACAGGACGGAGCGGAAGGACCGAGCGGAGCGACCGGACCCCAGGGTCCCAAGGGCGACACCGGCGACACCGGAGCCCAAGGACCCGCCGGTTCCGCCGGAACACCCGGAACCCCCGGGGCCACAGGTCCCGAAGGTCCCCAAGGCGCTCAAGGCCAGCAAGGGCTGCAAGGACCCAAGGGTGACAAGGGCGACACCGGCGACCAAGGCCCGCAAGGCATCCAGGGCCTCACCGGCGCAGCCGGAGCAGGCGGCTCGCTGGTCACCGTGGACGTGCAGGTGTTCCAGCCCAGCAACCCGCTCGTCACCCAGACGTTCACCTGGAACAAGCCCGCCGGTGCCGTCCTGGCCGAGGTCATCATGGTCGCCGGAGGAGGCGGAGGCGGGTCCGGTGCCCGCACCGCGACCTCCTCGGTCGCCGGTGGTGGCGGCGGCGGAGGAGGCGGCGCTTACGGCCACTGGTGGTTCGGCGCGGACGCCCTCGACACCAGCGAGACCGTCGTCGTCGCGGGCGGCGGGGCAGGTGGCCCGGCGATCGGCACCGACAACACCGTCGGGCAGGCCGGGAACCCTGGCGGCGCGTGCTCGTTCGGCGCGTCACTGACCGCGGACCAGGCCACCTCCACCGCCCGACTCATGCGCGTCGGGGCCGGTGGCGGTGGCGGGGCAGGCACCGGCTCAGCCGCCGGTGGTGCCGGGGCAGGCGGCTTCGGCGGTGCCGGAGGCTACGGAGGGGCCGCGGGCGGGGCCGGGTCCATCAGCGCCACCGCAGCAAACGGCACCGACAGCAACGCCGCGCCCGGCGGCGGGGCAGGCGGCGGGTCCATCACCGCGGGCAACAGCGCGCTCGCTGGGGGCTCCGGCGGGGTCACCGGCGCAGCCCTCGACCAGCCCCGGGCCCTGGCCTCCACCAGCGGCGGGGCCAACGGCAACGCCAGCAACCCACTCGCCTACCTGGGAGGCAACGGCGGCGGCGGCGGGACCGCAACCACCAACGCCACCGGAGCCAAGGGTGGCGACGGAGCCAAGTACGGCGCGGGCGGCGGAGGAGGAGCGGCGTCCCGCAACACCTTCGCGTCCGGCAAGGGCGGCGACGGAGCGCCCGGCGTCGTGGTCATCCGGACCCTGTGCATCACCGCACCCTGATGCCCTACACCAGGAAGAAGCCGATGGGTGCGGCGCTCGCGGTCGCGCTGCTGCTGGCGATCGTCACACCGGAGGAGCCTGATGGAGATCACGGTGATAGCGATCCCGACCCCGGGGACGGGGCCGAGCGAGGTGCTGGTGTACGTGATGGAGTGCAGTGAGTGCGGGCCGCTGGGCGTGCAGATCGGTGAGGCGCAGACCCGCGCCGAGGTGCACCTGATGCGGCACGGGACGATGCCGTGATCCGGCCGGACCTGGACACCTGCTGCCGGGTGCTGCACGAGTCCTACGAACGGGCCGCGCTCGAAGCCGGATGGAACACACAGATCCACAGCCGGGTGGAATGGGCCGATGTGCCCGAAGCCAACAAGGTGACCATGAGACAGGCCGTGGCTTTCTTGCTGGATTACATCGATGCCTGCCAACCTAGGACCCCCGACGTTTAGTCACTAAACGCCGGGCCTCGCCCGGTGGGGCACCAAGCCTCTTGTCTCGGAACCGGAAGGGCGAGCGATGATCGCATCAGGGATGGTCCAGTTCCACGAGGACCTGACCCAGTTGCTCATGCCGATCGATGACGTGCAGCAGCACCCCGACAACTACAACAACGGGGATCTCGACAAGATCATCGAGAGCATCGAGATCAATGGCATGTACCGGCCGGTGTTCGTCCAGAAAGCGACCAACTGGATCATCGCCGGGAACCACACCTGGGAAGCGTGCAAGACCCTCGGGGCCACCGAGATCCCGGTGGTCATGCTCGACGTGGACGACCTGACCGCGACCCGCATCCTGCTCGCGGACAACCGCACCGCCGCACTAGCCGAACCGGACAACGCGCTGCTGCTCCCGCTGCTGGAGAAGATCGCCGCAGCCGACACCCTGAACGGCACCGGGTACGCCGATCACGATCTCGCGCAGATCAAGAAACTCGCCGAGATGACGACCAACTATGACGACTTCGCGCAGTGGCCGATGATCGTGGTCAGGGTCCCCCCGCACGTGCGACGCGCGTACTTCAAGATGACAGATGCGGCTGTGGGCGACCGGGAACGCTTCGAGTTGCTGATGCGCATGGCCGGATGGGACGGCAAGTGATGGGCTCCATACACATCCTGTGGTGGATCATCGGCTCGCTGAGCATCCTGCTCTACCCGCTCTTGTTCCGCCGGGTGGCATCCGGCACCGAATGGGTACTGAACCGGATACTGCCGAAGCCCGACGACGACCACGTACCCAACTGATCTTCCGTTCTCAGCGGATCGGGTACATGCTGCGCGCATGAGCGATCAGCCTTCCGAGCGGGCAGAGGACGAGTACCCCACCCCGGGGCCGGACGACGACGCCTACGACGACGCCGATCCGGATGACGAGTTCAACAAGTAGGGAGAGAGCAGTGGCGAAGAAGGACGAGCAGGGGTACGTGGACCCGACCCAGGTGAGCAGCCCGCTCGGTGAGGCGGACGAGTCCCTCAAGACCGACAACGACAGCGAGGGCACCGTCATCGGCACCCACGGCGAGTCGGTCGGCGGGTATGACCCGAACACGCAGGGGCAGCGGCCCGCCGACGAGACCAACACCGGCGACCCCGGTAAGGCCCAGCCGCAGCCGCAGCAGGAAACCCAGCAGCCCACCGAGTAGCGATGGTCTACAAGCCGGTTCTGTGGCTGCCTGACGCACTGCGCGCCGAAGGCTGCACGGTCAAGGTCTACGACGGGTGGCGCACCCGTGGCCGTCCCGCCTCGACCGGGCAGTTCAACACGTTCGCGACGCTGTGGCACCACACCGGCACCCGCACGTCGGCGAACCGCCCCAACCCGACCCTCCACACGATCATCGAGGGCCGTCCCGATCTGCCCGGTCCCTTGGCCGCGGCCCTGATCGGCTGGGACGGAGTGGTTCACGTGGTGGCCGCGGGGCGTGCCAACCACGCGGGGCGGGCTCGGGCTTCCGGGCCCGTCCCGGCCGGGGACGGCAACGAGATGTACGTCGGGTTCGAGATCGACTACGACGGCACGCAGGAGATGGGGCCGCAGCAGTACGACGCGGCGATCCGGGCCGGTGTCGCGGTGTCCCGGCACTACGACCACAGCGCGAACTACTGCCGGGGCCACAAGGAAACGTCGGTCACCGGCAAGTGGGACCCGGGCAACGTGTCCCTGGACAAGATGCGCGCCGACGTGGCAGCGCTGCTGTCCAGCGGCGGAGGAGGAGGCGAGGACGTGCCCAACTACCTGTCCGTGTCAGGGCCGGGGATGAAAGTCGCTGCCGGTGCCGACTGGGCCCCGGTGAAGTTCGACACCGAGTCCTCCGACGCCGGTGGCGTGCACTCCGGGGACTACGCGTGGCTCAACCTCGGCGGGATGCGCTACACCGGCCAGGTCCGGCTCAACGAGGTCACCTCCGACAAGCCCGGCGCGACCCTGGTGGTCCGCTGGGCCGAATACAACAAGGAGGACGGGAAGTTCTACTCGGCACCCGGGCCCGGCGAGTACGCGCTGACCTCAGGAGAAACCGGGGTGCACGACAACGTGATCGACACGTGCAACCCGGAGAACCGGATCAGGGTCGAGGTCAAGGCGCGCGGCGGGAACTTGGAGATCGCCAGCGCAGGGGTGAGCGCGCTCTACTGGCCGCGCTGAGCCCGTGAGCGGCCTGCGGGACCGGCCGACCACGGACCTGCTGCTGCTGATGATCGCGGGGACCGTCTGCTTCGCGGTGCTCTCAGCAACCGTCACCGTCTTGATCCTCTCGTTCGTGCAGCCGGACAACCGGGGCGGGTTCGCCGCGGTCGCCGACGTGATCAACACCCTGATCAGCCTGCTGGCCGGGTTCCTGGCCGGGCGCAGCGACGCCACCATGCGGGCCAGGGGGAAGGGGGACGAGTGAACCCCGTCCTCGGCTTCGCCGCCGCCGGAGTGCTGACCGTCACCTCGTTCACGATCGCCATCGCCGTGCCAGAACCGGAGCCGGTCGAGGCGGCGCGTTTAGTCACTAAACCCGGGCCCACCGGACCACCGGGGCCGACAGGACCAGCAGGCCCGGTGGGGGAACGGGGACCGGCCGGTCCGCAGGGGGGACAGGGACCGACCGGCCTTACCGGTGCCACCGTCAGGGGGGGTGTGGGTGCCACCGGCCCTCAGGGTGCCACCGGCCCGACCGGAGCGACAGGTGCGACAGGCGCGGAGGGGCCTCGCGGACCCAGGGGCAGGCGCGGCCCACGCGGTGCACAGGGAGTGACCGGACAGACCGGTGCGACCGGGGCAACAGGAGCCACCGGAGCCACCGGAGCCACCGGCCCAGCAGGTCCGGCAGCGACCTGCCCGCCCGGCTTTACTCTGCAAGAACTGAGCGTGCACCAGCGAGAACCAGTGGACACCAACCGGACGATCCTCACCTGCGCTCGATAGATCGGCGTGCAGAAATGGCCGATCATCCGAGGGCAAACGGGTCAATGACGCTGCGTGAGCGTCCGATAATGGATGGGTGAGAAACCTGGCATCTATGGACCTGCCGTGGCTGTTCCTCAACCGCCCGATCAAGCCGTTCTCGTTCGGCCTGATGGGGATGATGGGCGTCACCGCAGCCGAAGCGTTCTTTGCCGACGACACCGCCCTGGGGCAGACCTGGATTGCGGGACTCGTCGGCGGTGCTGCCCTGCTCTCCATGCTCATGCTCGCCTTCTCCTGGTGGAACTGCAAGCAGCACGTCATGGAGATCGCCATGTCCATCGCCTGCGGCGTATGGGTGGGGCGGTTCCTGCTCTATGTCCTGGCGACCCATCCCGCCTGGTATCGGTCAGGGCTGGCGTTCTTCACGGTGATCATGGCAGCGGGGGCGTTCTTCCAAGAGGTCAGGGACTCCACCCCGGATCACGACCCATTCGGGAAACCGCACCTCAAGACGGTGCATGAGAACAGCAACGGAGTCCCACGTGAGTAACAGCCTGGCGGTGATGACGGTGCACGCCGTCGATCCGTCAATCGCTGGTGCGATCAGCGTCATCGGAGGTGCGATCGCCACCGCGATCATCCAGTATGCGGCGTACCACTGGCCCCGCGGGTTCCACAAGCGCGAGGCGATCAAGAACAGCGCGAGCAACGGAGGCGATGAGGAATGACCCCACGACAGGTCCAGGCGATCACGATTCTGCTGGCTCTCGTCCTGGTCGGAGTGGTGCTTCTCCTGTTCGGCGTCTCGATCAACGCGGACTGACGTGGTTTAGTCACTAAACACACGGGGTCTCGTTAGGAGTAGACGTGCACGCTCAGGACTCGTCCGACCCGACCGGGGTCGCCAAGGGACCTGGGCAAGATCGGACCGCTGTGCGCCGGGCACGGGAGCGCAAGTCGAACGCAGCGATCCAGATGAAGTTGGCGGGGGCCACCTGGGCGGATATCGCCAAGACCCTCGGCTACCCGACCGCCAGGCAGGCGCTCGTTGCCACCGAGAAGGCGTTGGAGCGGCAACTCCACACCGAGGACCGGGACGCGATGCGCCGCCTGGCGGGGGCCCGGCTGGACCGGTTGCTGCTCGGGGTGTGGCCCAAGGCGATCGACGGGGAGCACCCGGAGCACCTGCTCGCGGTGACCAAGGCCCGCGAGATCGTGGACCGGCACGCCAAGTTGTTCGGGCTCGACGCACCGACCGAGTTCGTCGTGCACAGCCCCACCCAGTCGCAGTTGGAGGAGTGGGTGGCGGCGGTGACCGCGCTGCGGGTGCCCGACGTGGAGGAGTACGACATTCTCGAAGGGGAGATCATCCCCGACGACGAGCCGCGCGCTCTGGGGGGCTAGTGACCTTCCGCCTCGACCCGGACCGCTGGCCGAACCGGGCCAAGATCCAGTTCACGACCTCCGCGGCGATGCCGCACATGATCTACCAGGCGTGTCTGGCGACCGGGATCGTGTCGAACACGGTGTACGTGCAGCACGCGGTCTGCGAGGCCCTGGCCCGCGACCTGGGTCTGGACCTGCAAGCCCTGCTGGACGACCTGCCGGAGCCCCGCGGCCCGTCCGCCCACGTGTACGACCCGGCCGAGGGCACCATGCGCCGGTCGATCACCGAGGACCGCACCGGCGGTGTCGTGTTGGTCGGCCCTGCCAACACGGTCGAGGAAGTCAGGTGAGGACCATGTGTCAGGTGGGTAACATGATCACATGGTCAAGGTCCGGTACACCGCGCGATGCGCAGGCGGCTGCGGTCGCGTGTTCACCGTGGGCCAGCGGGCGACCCGGCTGCACCGCACCCTGTGGTGCATCCCATGCGTGATGAAGCACAAGGCGACGTGTCAGCGCTGGACGCCTACCGACAGTGGAAGCCCGAAGCGCAGGCGCGTGCTCTCGAACTCCTGAGGGAACGGGAGCACACGCTTGCGTGGCGTCCGTTCTACTGCCCGATCCTCACCTGCGACGGACGCCCGCACGAGGGCTGGGAGTGGGAGCACGCCCGCCTCGACCAGCGCCCGCCCAGGTGGAACGACAACTGGCTGACCTGGCTGCTGTCCGGTGGCCGCGGGTCCGGCAAGACCCGGACCGGCGCGGAGGTCACCCACCGGGTCACCAAGGTCACCCCGCGCGTCGCGCTCATCGCCGCCACCGGACCCGACCTGCGCGACACCATGATCGAAGGCGTGTCCGGCATCCTGGCGACCAGCCCGCCCGGCAAGCGCCCCGAGTGGGAGCCCAGCAAGAAGCGGCTCACCTGGCCCAACGGCTGCATCGGCCAAGGGTTCTCCGCCGAGGAACCCGACCGGCTCCGCGGGCCGCAGACCGGGTTCGTCTGGGCCGACGAGCCCGCCCACTTCCCGCTCATCAAGGACGTGTGGGACAACGCCCTGTTCGGGCTGCGGATGGGCCGTAACCCGAAGATCGTGGCGACCTCCACACCTAAGCCGATCAAGTGGCTCAAGGCACTGATCGCCGACCCGCTCACCGTCACCCACCGGGCCTCGACCTACGCCAACCTCGCCAACCTCGCGGACACCTTCAAGGCCGTCATCCTCGACCGCTACGAAGGCACCCGCCTGGGCAAGCAGGAACTCCACGGCGAGGTGTTGGAGGACGTGGAGGGCGCGCTGTGGACCTGGGACATGTTCCAGTGGATCGAGCCCGAAGCCGTCCCGCAGTTGATCCGCATCGTCATCGGCGTGGACCCCGCCGGTGGGCACAAGCCCGCCAACGACGAGACCGGGATCGTCGCCGTCGGGATCGGCGTGGACAAGAACCTCTACGTGCTCTCCGACGTGTCCGACCGCTACACCCCCGCCGGGTGGGCGAGCCGGGCCAACGCCGAGTACGAGGACCTCTCCGCTGACGCGATCGTGCCGGAGAAGAACTACGGCGGCGAGATGGTCAAGCACACCTTGGAGTCCTCCGGCCACAAAGGTGCGCGGATCATCCCGGTCAACTCCCGCCGCGGCAAGGCGATCCGCGCGGAGCCGGTGGTCGCGCTGTACGAGAAGCAGCGGGTGTTCCACGTGGGCCGCCGGGGCGACCTGGCGACCTTGGAGGACGAACTGACCACCTGGGTGCCGGGCAGCAACATGGACTCCCCGAACCGGCTGGACGCCCTGGTGCACGCCGTCACGGAACTCGCCAAGCAGGTCATGCCCGCAGCGATCGCCAACCCGACGACCCTGCTCCGTGAGAGGGTCGCCGACGGGCGACACCTGCGCGCCGTTTAGTCACTAAACCGACAAGGGAGCCATGCACCCGTTCGAGGGCCTAGACAAGTTCACCATCATCGCTGCCTTCGTGGTCGGGGTCCTGTCGGTCGCGAGGACTGCGCGGCTCATCACCTTCGATGACTTCCCGCCGATGATGTGGCTCCGGACGAAGATCCTGGTGACCATCGGACCGGACAGTAAATGGGCCCCGCTACTGCGGTGCCCGTTCTGTCTCTCCCCGTACCTCATGGCCGTGATGGTCGCCTGGGCGTTCCTGTCCGATTTCCACTGGACGTGGTGGCTGCTGAACGGCTGGTGGGCGACCTCCTACGTGGCGGCGATGGTCGTGGCCTACGACGAACCACCCGAGCAGTGACACACTCCCGTTCAAGCGCTCGCTCACGGCAGGTGAGGTAGATGCCCCGCACGCGACGACAGCCCGCCCCAGCACCCGTCATGCCGACGACTTCGCTGGTCGCCTCATCCACCCGCTACCCGGGCAAGTCGTCCGCGCGGATCTACCTGCCGCACCAGGACTGGCAGCGGGAGTGCTACCGGCACTACGCGATCTGCGGGGAGGCGCGGTTCGCGGCCCGGTTCTTTGGTCACGCCGTGTCGCGAGCCAGCCTCAAGACCGGGGAGATGCAGGGCGGGGTGGTGGTGGACACCCCGACCGGTCCGGCCCAGGACGCGCTCGACGCGCTGTTCAACGGCAAGGACGGCCAGACCGAGATGCTCGACTCGATCGGTGTCCACCTCACCATCGCCGGGGAGTGCTACCTGGTCGGCCGGGAGGTCGATGGTGTGGACGTGTGGGAGGTCATCTCCGTCTTGGAGTTGGTCGTCACCGGCGACACCTGGGTGATCAACTATCAGGACGGCAACCCGCCGATCCCGCTGTCTGAGGACGACGTGGTGATCCGCATCTGGCTGCCATCGCCAGCGAAACGGATCGAGGCGGACTCCCCGTTCCGGTCGCTGCTGCCGCTGCTCGGCGAGATCGAGTGGCTGACCCGTCACGTGTTCGCGCAGATCCAGTCCCGCCTCGCCGGTGCGGGCATCCTGATGATGCCGCAGGGCATGACGTTCCCGCCGCCGCCGGACCGGGACGGCATGGCGATCGAGACGACCAACGACGCCGACTCGTTCATGCTCACCCTGGCCGACGCGATGCTCACCCCCATCGAGAACCCGGGGTCCCCGGCGGCGATGGTCCCGATCGTGGTCACCGCCCCCGACGACGCGATCGACAAGGCGCGGCTGCTGACCTTCTGGTCGGAACTCGACGCGAACGCGAAGGAACTGCGCGACGAAGCGATCCGCCGGTTCGCGCTCGGCATGGACCTGCCGCCGGAGCAGGTGCTCGGGATGAGCAGCAACGGCGGCACCGGAGGCGGCTCCTCGAACGGCGTGTCCCACTGGGGCGCGTGGCAGATCGAGGAGTCCACGATCAAGATGTTCATCGAGCCGATGCTCGATGTGGTCGTCAACGCGCTGACGATGGGCTACCTGCGGCCCGCGCTCGGCACCAACTCGTTCGCCCTGGTGCTCTACGACTCGTCCCGGCTGCGGCTGCGCCCGGACCGGTCGAAGGAAGCGTTCGAGTTGTACGACCGTGGGCTGCTCAAGGTCGAGGCCCTGCTGCGGGAGAACGGCTTCGACATGGACGACCTGCCAGATGAGGAGGAACACAGGAAGTGGCTGCTGGTGAAGGTCGCGTCCGGGTCGTCAACACCGGAACAGGTGCAGGCCGCGCTCGCCGCTCTGGGCGTAGACCTCGGAGTCCTCACGGACGGCGGCCAGACCCGCGAGACACCGCAGTCGCCGAGCCTGCTCGACCACCCGGTGAACCCGAGGACCCCGGCGGAGCGACCGGCCGCGGCGCTGCTCGCGGCGAGTGAGGCCCTGGTGTTCCGGGCGCTGGAACGGGCCGGGAATCGGCTGCGCAACTCGAACGGGCTCAAGCCGCCTGGGGTCCCCGCGTACGAGACGCACTGCTACGTGAAGTCGAACGGCTCCGGTGACCGGCTGTTGGAGGACGCCTGGTCGTGCGCCGCACAGGTGCTCGACGGGATCGCTGACCCGGCGCAGATCGTGCCGGTGCTCGACTCGTACTGCCACGCTCTGCTGGCCGAGCAGTCCGCGCATGAACGCGGTCGGCTGGTGGACTGGCTGCTACTCGCGGAGGTGCCCACGTGAGGCTCGTTGCGATCGCCGAGTTCGCCGCCCAGCGGCGCGGCGACCAGGACGACATGGAGAAGTCGCTGTTCCCGATCGTGCGGGAGGCGGTGGACGCGTTCCCGGTGCAGGGCTGGTACGACGACCTGATCCGTGAGGCGACCCGCCAGTACCTCTCGGTGTTCCACACCGAGGGCGGCACCGGTGACCCGCACCCCACGGGTGCGGAGTTCGCCGCGGAGATCCGGGGCGCGCTGGACAAGACGAAGGACCCGGACGCCAACTCGGTCGATCGGATCTCGACGTGGCTGGCGACGGCGATCCTGAACGCCGGGACCTCCGCCGCCGCGCAGACCGACGAGGAGTTCGTCGTCATGGAGTGGGTGACCATGCACGACAAGGACGTGCGGGTCGCCCACAAGGATGTGGAGGGGCAGCAGCGCCCACCGTTCGAGCCGTTCGACGTGGGCGGCGAGAAGTTGCGCTACCCCGGCGACCCGTCGGCGAGCCCGTCGCTGTGGATGAACTGCCGCTGCACCCTCGCCCCAGTGCTCGGGTCGGAGTCGGTCACCGCCGCCGCCGACACCGATAAGCCGATGGTCGTGGTCGCGCTGCCCGAGCAGGGGCACGCGATCCACGGCATCGGTGAGGAGGACAAGCACCTGACCTTGGCCTACCTCGGGAAAGGCCAGGACTTTGACCGCGAGGGCATCCACGACACGGTGAGCAGCCTGGCCGAGAAGATCGGCGAGCCGTTCGACGCCAGCGTCAACGGCATGGCGACGCTCGGCGAGGACCACGCGAAGGTCCTGCTGTGCGAGTCACCGATGATCCAGGCGGCGCGGGACGTGCTCCTCAGTGAGGGGCCGGTCGCCGCCGCGCACGAGACCAGCGACGACCAGCACCCGCACTTCATCCCGCACGTCACCATCGGCTACGGCGAGGACTTCCCGCCCGAGGCCACCGACGTGCAGTCCATCACGTTCGACCGGCTCGCCGTGTGGGACGGTGAGGACCGCACCGAGTACCCGGTAGGAGGCACCATGACCGACACCGCGACCGAGGCCCCCGTGCAGGACGACGAGGTGGCCGCGTCCACCGAGGCGGTGCCCTGGCACGGCATCCTCGCGCCCGAGGGAGTGTGGTCCGGTGACAAGCGCCGGTTCGCCGAGGGGTCGCTGCGGTTCCGCGACCTGCCCCTCCCGCTGACCTGGCAGAAGGTGTCCGCCGGTGGGCACGACGGCTCCGTGGTCGTCGGCCGCATCGACGGCATCGAGCGCCGCGGCAACCTCATGGCCGGGTGGGGCGTGTTCTTGCAGACCCCTGAGGCCGACGAGGTGATCGGCCTCACCGCGGAGTTCGGCAAGTTCGGGGTGTCGATCGACGCCGACGACTCGGAGTTCGAGTTCGATGAGGAGTCCTCGGAGATCACCTTCTCCGACGCCCGGATCTGCTCCGCGGCGATGGTCCCGATCCCCGCGTTCTCCCAGGCGTTCATCGCCCTCGGAGGCTGGCCGGACGACGAGGAAGCGATGACCGCAGCGGTGACGTTCGTCTCCGACAAGCCGTGGTCCGACTTCACCCAGGCCGACTACAGCGACCAGCAGTGGAAGGCCGCGTGCGTGTTGCACAAGTGCGCCGGGATGGAGAAGTCCTGTCACGGCCTGCCGATCAAGGAACCCGGTGGTGCGCTGAACCGCAACGGGGTCCACGCGGCAGCGGCCCGGTTCAACCAGGTGTCCGCCCCGGCGGAGGCCAAGGCCCGCGCCAAGTCCGCGCTGCGCGGCGCGTACAAGCAGTTGGGCGAGGACCCGCCGGATGTGCTCAAGGCCGCGGTCATCCTGCCCGAGGCGTTCCGCCGCGGCCCCGGCTGGGTCACCCACCCGCGGGAGACGAAGCGGCTGCACGACTACTGGACCCGCCCCGGCGAGGAGGGCTACGCCAAGATCAACTGGGGTGTGCCCGGCGACTTCAACCGGTGCCGCACCCTGGTCGGTGAGGAGATCGCCGAGAACTCCCCGGACAAGACCCGCTTCCTGAACCAAATCTGCGCGCAGTGGCACCACGACGCGCTCGGCTTCTGGCCCGGCCGCGCCCCGACCGAGCAGCACAGCGCCGACGCCGAGCCCGCCGCCGCGGTCAGCCTGGTCGCCGGTGGCGGCTGGTGTGCGCCGTCCGAGTGGTTCGAGGACCCCGAGTTCGACAGCCTCACCCCGCTCACCATCACCGACGACGGCCGGGTGTTCGGCCACCTCGCCGGGTGGGAGACGTGCCACGTCGGGTTCGAGGACGTGTGCGTCGCCCCGCCGCACTCGGCCAGCAACTACGCGTACTTCCTGACCGGTGAGGTGCAGACCACCGCAGGCCCGGTGCCCTGCGGCAACATCACCCTCGGCGGTGGGCACGCCGGGCGGACCCTCCGACCGCAGGCCGCGGTGGCGCACTACGACAGCACGTCCAGTGTGGTCGCCAACATCACCTGCGGGGAGGACGAGCACGGCATCTGGGTCGCCGGGTGCCTCCGGCCCGACTGCGACGACGACACCAAGGCCGCACTGCGGTCCTGCCCGCTGTCCGGCGACTGGCGGCGAATCGGCGGCGAGATGGAGATGATCGCCGCACTGTCCGTCCCGGTCCAGGGCTTCCCCGTCCCCCGGGTCGGCGTCAAGAACGGCACCCAGGTCGCCCTGGTCGCGGCCGGTGCGGTCCCCCTGGCCGCCGAGACGACCGTCAAGGTGGACGTGGACGTGCCAGCGATCGTGGACGCGATCGAGCGGGAGATGAGCGACCGCAGCCAGCGGCGTCAGAACATGGCCGCGCTCGCGGCCCGGGTCGGAGTGGAGCAGTAGTGGGCTGCAACTGTGGCAAGAAGAACCAGCAACCGTCGGCGTTCGTGTACCAGGCACCGAACGGCGTGACCAAGACCTACAAGACCGAGGTCGAGGCACGGGCCGCACAGATCCGCAACGGGGGCGGGACATACAAGGCCGTCACCCGATAGCCAAGGGGATCGCCTTGGTCATCATCAGCGCAGCGGCGTTGCTGGGTCTGACAGCCGCCGCTGCGCTGGTGTTCTACGGCACATACCTCCTGATTGCTCACCTCATGGTCGGTGGCTGAGCGCAAGGATTTAGTTACTAAATCCGACCCTCCTGTTCCCAGACCCCCCTGCGAGGAGTACGGTCCCGGCCAGGAACATCACGGCGGCCTTGGTGCCCGGTGAATCTGCTGCGCATAGCGCGCCCATACGCCCGGACCACCCCGTAGGAGCCACCGTGGAAATCCTCAGCAACCTCGCGGAACTGTCCGACGAGCGACTGGCCGAGTACGTCTCCGGTCTGCGTTCGGCGTTCAGCGCACTGGTCGAGAACGAGACGCCGACCGCCGAGCAGGTCACCCAGGCCGAGCAGTACGCGGACGCGATCGAGGCCGCTGTCACCGAGCAGCAGGGCCGCGAGGCCGCGACCGCAGAACTCGCCGCGCGCCACGAGGCGCTGCGCAGCCGCTTCTCCGACACGACCGCCGAGCCCGAGGGTGAGGGCGAGGGCGACGAGAGCGCCGAGCCCACCGACGAGGAGGTCGCCGAGGACGGCGACAGCGGTGGCGACAGCGGTGGCTCCGGCGACACCACGACCGCGAGCGCGACCACGCGCCCGGCGAACGTGCGGGAACTCGCCCGCCGCACCACCCGGCCCCCGGCCCCGCGCCGCACGGCCAACCCGATCAGCATCACCGCCGCCGCCGACGTACCGGAGTTCGCCACCGGGTCCGCGCTGGACGGCATGGAGGCTGTCGGCACCGCCCTGGTCAACCGGATGCGCGGGTTCGGCACCCCGTCCGGTGACGGCGAGACGGAGAACCTGCACCACTACGGCGTCGCCACGTTCCGCCTCGACTTCCCGCGCGACCTCACCATCGACCGCGGCAGCGACGACATGGAGGTCCTGTCGCGCGCGCAGAGCGAGTCCCGCCTGCCGGGGAACTCGCTCGTCGCCGCCGGTGGCTGGTGCGCCCCGTCCGAGACGCTGTACGACCTGTGCACCTCGGAGACCAGCGAGGGCATCCTGTCGGTGCCCGAGGTCAACGTGGCCCGTGGCGGCATCCGCTACACGTCCGGCCCCGACTTCTCCACGATCTACACCAACGTCGGGTTCAGCCAGACCGAGGCGCAGGCGATCAGCGGCACCTCCAAGACCTGCTACGAGGTCCCCTGCCCGTCGTTCACCGACGTGCGCCTGGACGTGGTGGGCCTGTGCATCAAGGCCCCGATCCTCACGAACGTGGCGTACCCGGAACTCGTGCAGCGCTGGCTGTCCGGCTCGATGGTCGCCCACCAGCACAAGGTCAACGCCAAGGTCATCGCCGCGCTGGCGACCGCGGCCGGTGCCGCGAAGGTGATCACCGGGCTCGGGTCCACCGCGTCCGACACCCTCGGCGGGCTCGAACTGATCGCCGACGGCATCCGGCAGAAGTACCGGATGAGCATGTCGGCCAGCCTGGAAGTCGTGCTCCCGTTCTGGGCCAAGGGTGCGATCCGCTCCGACCTGGCGAACCGCCAGGGCCAGTCGTCCTCGGACGCCGTGACGGACCAGCAGATCACCGCGCACTTCGCGGCCCGCAACCTCGCGGTCCAGTTCGTCTACGACTGGCAGGACCTCGCGGCCCCGCCCGCCGTGGCGTACCCCACCACGTTCAACGCGCTGATGTACCCGGCCGGGACCTTCATCAAGGGCACGTCCGACGTGATCAGCCTCAACGCCGTGTACGACTCGGCGAGCCTCGCGACCAACGTCTACACCGCCCTGTTCTTCGAGGAGGGCGTCCTGGTCGCCAAGATGTGCAACGAGGCCGCACTGGTCACGTTGCCCGTCTGCAACGCCGGTCGGGTCGGCGCGGCCAACCTGACCTGCGCCTAATCCGTGAGGCAGGGGGACCGGCTGCGCGCCCCGGTCCCCCTGACCTGACGAGAGGAGGTGGCGCATGACGGAGATGATGGTCCGCCCACCGGCGTTCTCGTTCCCGGCACCGACGAAGGCTGTCGGCGGCCTGCTCGACCTGGTGCATGTCACCGAGGGCATGGGCTTCATGGAGCCCGAGGGCCTCGCGGAGTCGTACAACACGCTGCGGCTGGACTCGGTGCCCGTGTGGCCGTGCCCGCCCGGTGCACCCACCACGAAGGACTTCAACCCGTCGTCGTGGATCGACGGCATCCGGTTCGCCGTGTACGGCGGGGTCACCTGCAAGGGGCCCGGCTTCGACATGGCCGAGGCGGAAACCAAGACCCGGGACGCGTTCCTGGCGATGGAGTCGGTCGGCGTCGAGCGGGCGCTGATGACCACCCGGTTCATCGATGGCTCCGAGTGGGACGACGTGGACGACGTGACCCCCGCTGGGGGTGCGGCGACCCCGGCTGTCGCGTTGGCGCTGCTCGAAGGTGCGATCGCCTGCAACTACGCCGGTGCCGGGATCATCCACGCGTCCCGCGCGGTGGCGTCGCTGCTGACCGGGGTGCAGGGGTCGGTGGTCCGCGAGGGCGACCGGCTGCTCACCAAACTGGGGACCAGGGTCGCGGCGGGCGGCGGCTACGGCTGCCCCAACACCGGTCCTTCCGGTGCCGCCCCGGCCGCGGGTGTCGAGTGGATGTTCGCCACCGGTGAGATCGCGGTCGCCCGCAGCGACGTGTTCTCGCAGGCCGAACTCGACCGCGCCACCAACGATGTGTACGTGCTCGCGGAGCGCGCCTACGTGGCTGCTGTGGACGGCTATGTCGCAGCAGTCCAAGTGAAGGTGGCGTGATGAGTGAGCCGCTGGTCGAGATCCCCTGGGGCACCGACTCCCAGGACACAGCGACCCTGCTGTTGGCCGCGGCCGAGGAAATGGACCGCGACGCCAGTGAAGTCCGTACGGTCTCCGGTGCCTTCGTGGTGCCACGGGACATAGCCGACACAGCCGGGGTTGACTACGGCTGCGAACCCACAGTGCCCTGACGAGTAGGAGAGCGACATGCCCAAGAAGTTCGCCCTTGTCCGGGGCCGGGTCATGCGCGTCACCCGCCTGGACGGCTGTGGCGCAGTGGTGCTTGGCCCGGATTCCGTGGTCACCTCCGACGGGTTCATCACCGTCGGCCTGACCGCCAACACCGACGAGGGCACGACCATCAGCGTCACCAACGCTGCGGGGAAGATCTGCATCCTCGACCAGCCGTGCCCGCAGTTCACCGGCTACACCGCGGAGGTCGCGTTCTGCGGTGTGGACCCCGACCTCTACAACCTGATGACCGGCCAGCCGGTCGTGCTCGACGCAGCCGACGAGGCCGTGGGCTTCAAGATGAACTCCGCCGTGGACGCCTGCGACTCGGGCTTCGCGTTGGAGGTGTGGTCGAACGTCCCGTCCGCCGCGTGCGAGCCCGGCGCGGAGGCGCAGTACGGCTACATGCTCATCCCGTTCCTGCGGGGCGGCATCATCGGTGACTTCACCATCGGCAATGACGCGGTGAACTTCACCCTCTCCGGCGCGTCCAGCAAGGACGGGTCGCAGTGGGGCGTCGGACCCTACGACGTGGTGTTCGATGACACCAACGTCCCCAGCCCGCTGCTCGAAGCGATCGACACCAACGACCACCTGCTCGTCACGCTCACGTCGGTCGCGCCGCCGGAGCCGTCGGACGGTGGCGAGGAACTGGGCACCCCGGCCACAGGTGCGGACGCCGGTTCGCCCGGCACCTACACCCCGGCCAACTCCTACGGTCCCGAGACGCTGGCCGACCTGACCGGCGTCACCGCCAGCCCGAACACGGCATGGACCACCGGCCAGTACGTCCGGCTCCGCGACGGGTCGCTGGCCCACTGGACCGGCTCGGCCTGGGCGGCAGGAGCCGCCTAAGCACAACAGCGGTGGCCCCGGCTTTAGTCACTAAAGTCGGGGCTGTCGCATGAGAGGAGCCCGTCGTGACGTGTCCGTGGACGGTGGACCCGGGGTGCCTGGGCGACGACTGGGACGCCTACGACCCTGAGGTGCAGGACCGGGCGGTGCTGCTCGCGTCGTCCACCTTGAACCGGTTGACCGGCTACCGGGTCGGCGGCTGCCCGGTGAAGGTCCGGCCGTGCATGACCAACTGCGCCGCTCCGTACGCGATGCCCGCGTACTGGGACATGGCGGCGCTGTACGGCACGACCCCGTTCCCGCAGGTGGTCAGCGGTATCTGGATCAACTCGTGCGGCTGCACCACCGACTGCTCGTGTCAGGCCCTTTGCGAGATCGCCCTCCCGCCCCCGGTGGGCGAGTTGCAGGAGGTCCGGCTCGACGGTGACGTGGTGGACCCCACGGACTACCGGCTCGACGGCAACCGGGTCGTGTGGGTCGGGGCCGGGCCGTGCCCCTGGCCGGTGTGCCAGGACCTCTCCCTGCCGGACAGCGAGATCGGCACGTTCTCGATCACGTACCTGAACTCGCACCCGGTCGATGCGCTCGGGCAGTACGCCGCGGGCATCCTGGCCGCGGAGTTCGCCAAGGCGTGCGTCGGCGGCAAGTGCCGACTGCCGTCCGGGGTCACCCAGATCACCCGGCAGGGCATCAGCATGACGGTCAACAGCGGGGCGTTCCCCGACGGGCTGACCGGCATCCGCGAGGTGGACGCGTTCATCGCGCTGTGGAACCCGACACCGATCCGGCAGGCCGCCCGGGTGTGGTCCCCTGACCTGCGCTCCCCCCGGGTGAGTGGCTGATGGGAGTCATGGACCGGCTGGAACGGCTGGCCGAGTGTCTGTGCGCGCAGATCATCGAGGACGCGCTGCCCAACGTGTGCTTCTGCGGTGTCGTCGGCGGCGAGCAGACGGTGCTGGACTACGCCGGGCAGGACTGCGGCGACCGGTGCGGCATGGCCTGGGTCCGGCTCATCACGATGTACCCGTCGGTGACCCTCGGGGAGCCGTCGATCGAAGCGGACAACTGCGGCAAGTTGCTGGGCTTCGACGTGGAGGTCGGCATCGTCCGGTGCGTGTCCACACCCGACGAGGACGGCAACCCGCCCACCGCCGCCGAGGTGCTCGCCGACGCCGAACTACAGGTCGCCGACGCGCTGACGATGCGCCGCGCGATCCTGTGCTGCGTGACCACCAGCAAGGACATACGGCTCGGCGTCTACACGCCGGTCGGCCCGTCCGGTGGGCTCGGCGGCGGCATGTGGTCCGCCTCGCTCATGGAGGTCTAGGTGGCTGTCGGCTTCCTGGTCAAGACGGTCGTGTTCGACCGGGACCTCTACAAGCCCGGCCACATGGTGCACCGCTGGGTCGGGCTGGTCACCACCCACTTCGTGATGCACGCGAAGGAACGGGCACCGAAGCGGACCGGGCGGCTCGCCAACGGGATCAGCGGCGACACCAACCAGGTCGGTCCACGGCAGGTCGAGGGCCTGATCGAGTCCACCGCGCCCTACACGATGTTCGTGCTGCGGGGCACCACCGGGCCGATTATGACGACCGCCGGGTGGGCGTCCGGCGGTGAGCCGTACACGTACCTGTGGGGGTCCATCGACCCCAAGACCGGGAAGTTCACCCGCCGCCGCATCCCCGGGGTGCGACGCAAGCGGCACCGCATCCCCAAGAAGGGCCACTGGATGCGCATCCCGCCGTCACCGGAAGGCAGCAAGCCGTTCTACGCCTCCCAGGTGGCGGGGCAGGCACCGAACAACTTCCTGATGGGCGCGTGGCGAGCGACCCAGCACAACCACCGGGCGATCCGCGGCCGGGTCCCGTCGTGGATCAGGGACCTGTGAGAGGCGACCTGTGGCGGTGGCTGACCGCCAGCCCGGACACCATCGGGGCCCTGCGTTTAGTCACTAAACCGTACCCTCCCGCCGCTGGGGGAGTAGGAGAGCCAGGAGCATCTCTCCTAACCTGCCCTGGACGAGAGGAGCAACATGCGCGAGTTCATCACCAGCGCCGAGGACGCCTTCGAGGAGCCCACCGAAGGCGAACAGTTCACCCTGGACGGTGAGGTCCTCACCTACTTCCGGCCGTCCGACGGGCAGATCATGCTCTACATGGCGTCCACCGGTCGGCACTCCACGGAGAACGACCGGACCGGGGCGACGATCAACTTCTTCATCGAACTGTTCGACCAGGACAGCAAGGAACACCTGATCGCCCGGCTGATGGACCGCAACGATCCGTTCGGCATCAAGAAGGTCTACGAGATCATCGAGGCGATGATGGAGGACTGGTCCGGCCGCCCTACCCAGTCGTCCTCCGGCTCTGCCTCATCGCGGAGGAACGGTGGGCGGAAATCGACGCCGCGTACGCGCAAACCGACCTCATCCGCCAGCCCTTCCATCGCTTCCTGAGCCTCACCTACGCGTGGTGCGTGGCGCACATCGACCCTGAGCGCAGGGAGGAGTGGGAGACGATGCTCACCGAGCCCATCCCCGGCGAGGTGCGCAAGCCGACCCCCGCGCAGATCGAGGACGAGGGCGCGGGCTTCATGGAACTGATGGGCAAGGCCGGATCGGCAGGAGTGGCAAGTGGCGTTCGGTAGGGAAACCGTCGGCACCGCCTACGTCCGCATCCTCGCGGACGGCACCGGCCTGCCCAAGTCCATCCGCGACGAGATGGACGACCTCGACCCGGTGTTCGAGGACAAGGGCGAGGAGCACTCCCGGGCGTACACCGAAGGGTTCAACGCGCAGAACAAGAAGGACCGCAACCTTGAGAAGGGGCTGCGCGCGAAGATCGACCGGGCGTTCGGGCAGATCGACGCCGACACCCAACTGCTCGCCCGCGGCTTGGAGGAGAAGATCCAGCGCGGGATCGTCGCCGGGCTGGACGACGACAAACTCGGCGGGCGCGCTCAGCGTGTCGGCGAGAAGGTCGCCAAGAACATGTCCGAGGGCCTGTCCCGCACCGGGGTGCTGCCCGGCAACATCCGCGGGCAGATCGACAAGGCGCTCGCCGAGGTCATGGACGCCGACGAGTTCGAGCGCAAGTTCCGCCGCAACATGGCCGAGATCGAGGTCGATGCGCGCAACGCGTTCGACGGCGCATCCGAGTCGATCAGGGACTACGGGCACCACCTGCGGACCGTCACCCACAACATCGAGGAGTTCTCCCAGAAGGACCACCTCAAGAAGTGGTTCCGCGACATTGAGCGCGGAGTGACTAGCGGGCGCAACGTCCTCGACCGGCTCGGTGACAGTCTCGACACGGCAGGCAACAAGGTCGGCAAGGCGTTCGGCCGCGGCTCCCGCAACGACCTGCTGAACTTCTTCGGCGCGTTCGTGCAGGCCCCAGTGGAGATCCTCGCCCGAGTGGTGCGGGGCATCGGTGGGCTGGCCGACGAGGGGAGGCGGCTCAAGGATGTGTTCGGTCAGGCCGGTGGCGGCTTCTCTGGGCTAGGTGCGCTCAGCAAGGAACTCGCCCCACTGGCCGGGAACATCTTCGCCGTCGGCGGTGCCATAGCCGGTCTCATCCTGATCCTCGGCCCGGTCGCCGGTCTGATCAGCGGCATCGTCGGGGCGATCGTCGCGCTTGGCTCAGCGGTGTCGTTCGCGCTATCCGCTGGGCTCGGTGTCCTCGGCGGGCTCCTCGCCCCGATCGCGTTCGGTCTGGCAACGGTGGGCCTGGCGTTCATCGGGCTGGACGACAAGATGAAGAAGGGGCTCAAAGAGTCCCTCAAGGGGACGATCGACCAGTTCAAGGAACTCAAGACGGTCGCCGCTGGCGGCATCGTCGCGGGCATCACCGACTCCGCGGATGACATTGAGGGGTCGTTCAAGAACATCACCCCGCTGATCAAGGACGTGTCCGACGCGATCGGCGACGTGATCGGGCAGTTCGCCAAGGCGTCGAACAGCCCGGGATTCAGGACCTTCGTCAGGGCGATGCAGCAGTTCATCCCTGACGCGATCCGCACGATGGGCACCGTCGCCAGGAACGTGTTCGCCGGGATCGGTGGGCTGCTGCGGGGGCTTGCCCCGATCACGATGGACTTCCTGGGCTGGCTGTCCGGTGTCACCAGCGAGTTCGCCGAGTGGGCCAACTCTGCCGGTGGTCAGGCAGGGATCGTCCGGTTCATGTCCCGGGCCGCCGACTCCGCGCAGGAACTCTGGGACCTGATCACCACCGTCGGTGAGGCGATCGGGAAGGTCCTGTTCAGCGACGACGCTCGCGAGGGCGGCAACGACCTGTTGCAGAGCATGACCGAATCGGTGCAGCAGTTCATCGACTACCTCGACACCCACCCCGGTGCGATCAAGAAGTGGATCGGTGACGGGGTGCGGATCGCCAAGGAGGTCGGCAACGCGGTCCGCGGCATCCTCGATATCTTCAACGCACTGGACACCCCGGAGAACCGGAAGTTGGCGTCGCAGATATTCGGGGGCCTCGCCTCTGGTCTGCACGGGGCGTCGGTGGCGATCGACAGGGTGAACGGCGCGTTCGGCGCGCTCAAGTCGGTGCTGCCGTCCATCCCGTTCGCGTCCACCATCAGCGACCTGGTCAGCATCGGGCGCAAGGGGGACGACGCGTGGCGGGCACTCAAGTCGGGTGCGCAGGGCATCGTGCAGCCCATCCGCAACGCGCTCGCGTCGATCGTCGGCAAGTTCCTCGACCTGGTGGGTGTGTTCGTCACCGGCGCGGCGAAGGCGTTCGGCTGGATGCCGAAGATCGGCCCCAGGTTGCGGGCCGCAGCAGCGGACTTCGAGAAGTTCAAGAACGACGTGAACCGGTCGCTGCGCGGGGTCACCCCGACGGTCAAGACCGACTACAGCATCGTCGGCAGCAAGGCAGCGCTCGATGACATAGCCGACCTCCAATGGGAGTGGAACCAGGTCCCCCGGTCGGTGACCACCTCCTACATCATCAAGATGTCAGGGCACGCACCACGCTCCGCGTCCGGCGGTGTGTTCGTCGGACCGCAGACCCGGCTCATCGGTGAGGACGGGCCCGAAGCAGTCGTCCCGCTGAACCGGCCACTCGGGCTGGTGGACCCCGCGGTCCGCTCGCTGTCCGCCATCGCCCAGGGCAAGGCAGCGTTCAGTGAGACGAACACCAACAACTCCCGCAGCATCAACGTCGGTGGGCTGACCATCGTCACCCCCGCCAAGGACCCGGCGGCGGTCGCCCGGGAGGCAGTCAACAGGCTCGCGGCAGCGTCCTACTTCTAGGTCGGTTTAGTCACTAAACAGGAGGCCCCACGGTGGCGTGGATCGGCTACTACGAGTACGGCGGGACGGAGATCGTCAACGCCCAGCGGACCGAGGTGTACGCCCGCAACTCCGGCGTCGGGTGGTTCAAGCCGATCTACCGCAACGAGTACCTCGGCCCCCTGTTGGAGGAGACGTACACCAGCCCGTTGCAGGACGACGCCCCGTGGTTGGACTGGCGCGACCCCGACACCTTCGACTTCTTCGGCTGCTACCCGCTGGACGTGGGCGGCGTGGAGGACGCCACCTGGTCGGCGACCATCACCGAGAACGTCGGCGACGGCGGTGTCATCGGCCGGGTCCGGCACACCACCCGCAGCGTCACGTTCAACGTGGCACTGATCGGTGCCAACGAGTGCGGCGTCGAAGCGGGGATGCGGTGGCTGCGCGCGGCCCTCGGCGGGCAGGCGTGCGCCGGACCGGCCAGCGGCTCCTGCCAGGGCCACGACCTGTGCTACCTCAAGTGCGAGCCGACCCTGGACCTGGCGATGCTCGACCGCCGGTTCGGCTTCGGTGTGGACGGTGTGCGCATGGACGGGATGAACCCGACCGTGGACATGTCGTCCTGCCTCAACGCCTACCTGCGGACCCTGCGCAACGCGACCCTGCTCACCGGGCCCACCGTCAGCGGCAAGCAGACGATGACCGACGGCGGCTGCGTATGGACCGCCACGTTCACGATCGTCGCGGGCAACCCCTACGAGTGGGGCCAGGAGGAGCCGGTCGTGATCGGCTTCATGGACCCCGAGGTGGACGTGCCCTACGCCGGTGGCGAGGTCCCCGAGGGCGGCATGTTCGACGTGGACGGGTTCGTGCAGACCGAGGTCACCTGCCCCGTCGAGGACTACACCCCGGTGTTCGACCCGGCCTGCCCGTTCGTGATCCCGCCGCCCGGCCTGCCCAACGTGGATATCGCCTGCTTCGACTTCCCGGTCAACTACATCAGGCGGCAGTTCGTGATCCCCAAGGACCGGGTGCCGCTGTGGGGTGAGGTCGTGCCCATGTTGCAGATCAGGGCCCCGCTGTACGAGGTGCGCTCGATGCGGCTGCGGTTCTACAGCGACTCCTCTGGGGCCGGTGACCCCAACCAGGACCCGTGCAACTTCTGCGGCGACATTGTGTTCTCGTACATCCCGCAGAACTCCACGCTGGTGTTCGACGGCTCCGACCGGGTGGTTTACTTGCAGACCCCCGGTGGTGGCCGCCGCCGCGCGGACAGCCTGGTGTTCGGCTCCGACGGCAACCCGTTCGCGTGGCCGGAACTGTCCTGCGGGATCGGCTACGTGGTGACGGTGGACCTGCCGCAGACCCAGAAGCCGCCGATCGTTGACCTGTCGCTCTACAGCCGAGCCGCCTGATGCCCACCGAGTCATACGGGTACTCGGGCGGGTGGCAGACGTTCACCGTGCCCGAGGGCGTCACATCGGTGACGCTCACGCTGACCGGCGGTGGGTCCGGTAACAGCCATGGCGGCAAGGTCGAGGGCCGTCTCGCGGTCACCCCGTTGCAGAAACTCTGGATCTCCTGCGGCGGTGTCGGCAAGCCCAACTCCGGGGCCAACCCCGGGTCCGCGGTGTTCGGTGGTGGCGGGGCTGGTGGTCGCGGCCGGAACGGTCAGGGTGGCGACGGTGGCGGCGGTGCCACCGTCATCCGCCTCGGCACCCAGAGCGGCTCCCTCAAGGCGGTCGCCGGTGGTGCTGGTGGCGCGTCCGGGGACGCTGGCAAGGGTGGCGCTGGCGGCGCTGCGACCGGTGGCGCTGGCGCGGACGGCAACTCCGGTGACGGGCCGATCGACTCCGCTCTCGGCGGCACCCAGACCCGCGGCGGTGCCGGTGGCACCACCCCGGCCGGTGGCGGGTTCGCCGGTTGGGGCGGCGGCCACAAGCCGAACGACAGGACCCCGGGCACCGGCATCCTGCAACCCGGCGGCGAGGGCGGTTCCCCTCCCTCAGGCGACTGCCACGGTGGCGGCGGCGGCGGTGGTGGCTACCACTCCGGCGGCGGCGGCGCAGCGTCCCGCAAGGGCGTCAGGGTCGGCGGCGGCGGTGCCGGTGGAGCCAACTACACCGGTGGCCTGACCGCGGCCAAGAGCGAGCGCGGGACCGGCGGGACCGCTGGTGGCACGGTTGTCGTCAAGTGGGGCGAGCCCCCGCCCGAGAACCTCAAGCCCACCGCGCCGACCGCCGTGAAGATCAACGACATTGACGCGGAGACCGAGGTGCCCACCCGGTCCACCGGGACGGTGCGCGTCGAGGCGGAGGTCAACGACCCGAACCCCGAAGATGTGATCCGGATGCTGGTCCGGCTCACCACGATCAGCAACTTCGCGACCTACGGGGACTACTGGACCGACTGGTTCGGCAACGAGCAGCGGGCGTTCATCGACCTGACCGGTCTGGCGCAGGACACCCACTACTACGCACGGCTGTACGCGCAGGACAACCGGGGTCTGATCAGCGAGGACTTCAACAGCATCGACTTCTGGACCAACCGTGGCCCCACGGCGTCCACGCTGATCAGCCCGGCCGAGAACGCCAACATGCCGTCGCTGTCCCCGATCGGGTTCTCGTGGACGTTCGAGGACCCCGACGACGGGGACGCGCAGTCCGGCTTCCAGTTGCAGTACCGGACCGCGGCCACCGTGTCCCAGGCGTCCGGGCCGTGGGTCCTGGTGGACGGGTCCAGCAGCGCCGTCGTGAACTGGACGGCACCACCCGGCACATTCAAGGGCTCCACGTACTACGAGTGGATGGTCCGCACCAAGGACTTGCAGGGCCGCTGGTCGGACTGGTCGTTCGCCAACTCGTTCTACTCGATGGGCACCACCAGCCCACCGCAATTGCTCCTGCCGGTGCGGGACGTGGCGGTGGATGTGACCAAGACGGTCACGATGGCGTGGCGGTTCATCGACTACGACGCCGGTGACACCCAGAAGCGCGCGGACGTGCGGTGGCGGCTGGTCGGTCAGGACGACTCGGCGTGGATCACCCACGTGGGTGCGCAGACCCCGGGCATCCCCGGGGCCAACCCGTACTGGGTGTTCCCGATCGAGACGTTCGCGCCGGGCTACCACTACGAGTGGCAGGTCCGGACCTACGACACCGGTGGCGGCACCCAGTCGGACTGGTCGGCACCGGCGACGTTCTGGTCGATCGCCACCCCCGGCTCCGAGGTCACCGCGAAGCCGGTCGTGGCGAACCCGAAGATCCAGGGTGCGCTGGGTTGCGGCACCTACCGGGTGTTCATCTACGACCAGGGCGGGCGCACCCCCAGGGGCGAGATCACCCCGGTCAGCAACCTCACGTTCAGCCGTCGCCGCGACGACATTTCCGCGTGCGTCGTGGACACCAACGGCTTCGGCCCGGACTGCTGCCGCCTCTACGCCGACCTGCGTTCCTGGGCGCACGAACTCGTGGTGTTCCGCGACGAGAAGCGGGTGTGGGAGGGGCCGATCACCCGGATCACATACACCACGCAGTCCGTCGAGATCGAGGCGAAGGACGTGATGGCGTACCTCTACCGGCGGATCATGCGGCAGGGGTACAACGACTCGTTCCAGATGGTCGATCCGGTCACCGGGCTGCCGGTCACCTCCGGTGGGGTGCAGCGCGGGCTGCGGACCGTGGTCGAGCGCGCGCAGATGATCATCGTGAATGCGCTGGCCCCCAGCGACCCGAACATCCTGCCGCACCTGACGGCGCTGAACGGGCCGGACGACGCCCGGCAGTCCCGGGTGGTCGCCGACTACAGCCAGACCGCGTGGGAGCAGGTGGACGACCTGGCAGCGACCGCCGGGCTGGACTACACCACGGTCGGTCGCCGGATCATCCTGTGGGACACCCACCGGGCGATCGGCCGCCTGCCGGAGATGCGGGACAACGACTTCGACCAGCCGCCGATCGTCACCGAGTACGGGATGCAGACCGCGAACTACGAGGCGGTCACCAACGGGTCCGGGGTGTGGGGCGCGGTGCGTCCCAAGGACGAGCCGTTCCCCAACGCCTACTACGGGCCGATCGAGATGCTGGCGTCCGCCTACGACGAGGCGTCCGCGGCCACCGACGAGGCGCTAACCCCGGCCGCACGGCAGGCGCTCATCACGCAGTTGGAGTCGCAGGCCCAGCGGAACATCGCCGGGCGGTGGCCGTCGCCGATCGTGGTGCGGGTGCCGGACAACTCGATGCTGAACCCGCAGGTCGGGGTCGGGTTCGACCAACTGGTCCCCGGGGTGTGGATACCGCTGCGGTCCGAGGGGACCTGCCGCCAGGTGGGGCAGTGGCAGAAGTTGGACTCGGTGACCGTCGTCGCCGACACCAACGGTGAGAAGGTGCAGGTCGTGATGAGCCCCGCACCACGTGGTGGACAGGACCCGGACGCTGACGCTGCGGCTGCCGAGTGAGCGTTTAGTCACTAAACGAGGAGGTGGGTCGTGGGCGGCCAGAACAACTGGACGATCGACGTGGACGCGAACGACTGGATGCGTGGCGTCGAGAAGCGGGTGCTGCACGAGGAGCGGCGTCCGCAGGTCCGGTCCGCCTCCGACCTGCTCGGACCGGGGTTCGCGCCCTACGCCACCCCGATCAACGACTGGAACACGGACACCGCCGCGTTCAACGGGTACTTCTGGACGCCTGTGGGGGCCCTGAACAGCCCGGACGGGGCCCGGCAGTGGATCGGGACCACCGTCGCCTATTCGGACGGCAGCGGCGTGCAGGAGGTGTCAGAGAAGGGCTTCGCTGGTTCCCCGCCGGACCGGTACATCCGGACATTCCGCACCCAGGGCGGCATCCGGGTCTACTCGGCGTGGGCCAGCGCCTCCACCGGGGCCGCTGGACCGCAGGGACCGAAGGGCGACACCGGCGCGACCGGACCCCAGGGACCGACCGGTGCGACCGGTGCGCAGGGGCCCATCGGCAACACCGGGCCGACCGGCAACCAGGGCCCGCAGGGCGACACCGGCCCGACCGGGGCGACCGGACCGACAGGGCCGGTAGGACCCGCTGGCCCTGTCGGTCCCGAAGGTCCGCAAGGCGACCAGGGTGTGCCCGGTCAGCCCATCTACGTCCAGCCGGGGCCTCCGGCGACTCCCGACCCCGGCTGGACCTGGCTCGACACCGACGACAACACGCTCTACGTGTGGAACGGCACCGAGTGGGTCGCGGTGTCCGGCACCGGGGTGCGTGGCTGGGAACCGGTCATGGCGATGGGCGGCTTCTAAGTGCCGACCAACCCCAACGCTCTCTACCTGCCCGCCCGGATGGGTCAGGTCGTGCTGCCCAACGCCGCCTCCGCCACCGCGTACACCGTGCCGAGCGGGAAGATGGCGGTGGTCCAGCAGGTGTCCCTCGCCAACACCGGAGCGGCCACCCAGGTGTTCATCGGCCTGGTCCCCCGCGGCGGTGGGGTCGGCGGGGTCGGGAACCGGATCATCCACAACCTCGACCTGCGGGCCGAGTCGTCACTGGCGTTCGACTTGCATCAGGTGTTGGAGGCCGGGGACATGGTGGTCGGCCACGCTGCGACGGCGAGCATCGTGACGATGACCGTCGGTGGGGTGGAGTTCGACTGGCCCGGTGACACCCGGGCCTGGGACGCGCAGCCGTTGGGCCGGACCTGGGACTCGATCCCCGCCGGTACGACCTGGGACTCGTGGTCCGGGTGAGCGCCAGCACCCCGACCTACGCGCTGCCGTACCCGGTCGGCGGCGACGACGTGCGCGACGGCGACAACACGATCAAGTTGCTGGCCGAGCGAGTCGAGACGCTGCTCGCCGCCAGGGACGCGACGATCGCGCAACTCCTGGCGCTGCCAGGTAGCCGCAACGTCATCCGCAACGGCGACTGCCAGATAGCGCAGCGCGGCCCTGGGCCGTTCACCACCAGCGGTCGGTACACCATCGACGGCTGGTATCAGTTCGTGTCCGGCGGCACCATGACCGCCAACCTGCGGCAACTCACGTTGGGCACCGGTGCCCGGTACGGCATGGAGTCGGTGGTCGCCAGCCAGTCTGCGGCCGGTGACTTCGCTGGCTGGACCTTCGTGGTCGAGGGCGTGCACCGGCTCGCCGGTCAGCAGGCCACCCTCTCATTCGAGGCGTTCAGCGGCACCGGCACCCCGAAGGTCGGCGTGGAGTGCGTCCAGTATTTCGGGTCCGGCGGGGCTCCGTCGGCGATCGTCTATACCCCGGTCGCGGCGATTACGATCAGCACCACCAAGACCCGGTACTTCGTGACGTTCACCGTGCCGTCGCTGACCGGCAAGACCTACGGCAGCAGCGGCACCGACTCGTTGCAGATCAACATCTACCTGTCGTCGGGTACGACCAATGCCAGCCACGCGTCGAGCATCGGCATCCAGAACGCCACGATCACCCTGACCGACGTGCAGTTGGAGGCCGGGTCGCTCGCCACCCCGTTCGACCGCTTGCCGCAGGCGTTGCAGATGGTGTGGAACCAGCGCTACTTCATCCGCAAGTTGTATTCGGCTGCGAACACGGCTGTCGCCAGCGGCACGGCCTGGCAGAACTTCGACTACTACTGCGCCTTGCACTACCCGACCATGCGCGCCGCACCGACACTGACCGCTTCGGCGCAGACACATTTCAGTGCATGGGGTGGTGGGGCCAGCGGCACCAGCACGGCTGTCGCCGCTGCGGGGACCAGCGCCGACTCCCTTGAGTTGCACGTCAACACCGCAGCCGGGCCCACCTCTGGGCAGGGTGTCTGGATCAGGAACGGCACCGCTGGTGCCTACCTCGACCTCAGTTCGGAGTTGTGATGCCAGCACCCCCCGTTTACATCCCGGTGCGTCTCGCACAACTCACGCTCGCCAACGCGGCGGCGGTGATCTACACGGTGCCCGTCGGACTCTCGATCATCGTCAAGCAACTGATCATCGCCAACATCACCAACGCCACCGCCAGCGCGTTCGTGTCACTGGTCCCCGGTGGCGGGACGGGAGGAACAGCCAACCGGGTGCTGCATGACATTGACGTGCCAGTGAAGTCGGTGCTGACGTTCGACCTGTCCCAGATCCTCCCGGCCGGAGGGACCGTCGTCGCCCACGCCTCAGCCGCCTCAGCGCTGACCCTCACGGTGAGCGGGCTGACCTTCGCATGAGCGGCGTCACGCTGTACCCGGAGCCCGCTGCCCTGGCAGCCGTGCCCCCTGGCGCGGCGACCATGTACGCGGGCGCAGCCGCACCGGCCGGGTGGCTGCTGTGCGACGGGACAGCGGTGTCCCGCACCGCCTACGCCAACCTGTTCAACGCGATCGGTACGGCCTACGGCACGGGTGACGGGTCCACCACGTTCAACGTGCCCGACTTGCGGGGCCGGGTGCCGCTCGGTGTCGGGACCGGGACCGGGCTGACGAACCGGGTCCGGGCCGCGACCGGTGGTGCGCAGGACGCGGTTGTCGCCAGCCACTCCCACAGCCACGCGCACACCGCGTCATCCGGCACGGTCAGCGCCGACCACACCCACTCCGGCACCACCGCCGGTGAGGCGCAACTCCACTCGCACGGCATCAACGTGCAGTGGGACGTGAGCCAGATCGGCGGCGCTGGCGCGCAGGTCCGTGTCCGTGACGTAGGTGGCGCGAACGGGCAGGCCGGTCAGGCGGCGGGCACTGGCAACGGTGGCACCCAGTCAGCGCTGCACAGCCACACGTTCAGCACCGGAGGCATCAGCGCCAACCACACCCACGCGATCACCGTAGACGCGAGCGCGGTCGCGGCTGGTGTCTCACCGACGGACGCCAACATGCCACCCTGGCTCGGGATCAACTTCATCATCAAGACGTAGGAGGCACCGTGCCCACGTTCCTCGACCAGTACAACCTCGCCAACGACCCGAACTTCCAGAACCGGGTCCGCATGGCGTCGATCAGCGCGGCGCTTGCGATCCTCTCGGAGGCGCGCGGCAAGGGGTTCGATGACTACCACGACAAGCGCGCGGTCCTGGCGAACTCGGTGCTCGGGGTGACCGCGAACACGTCGCCGATGGGTGGGCTGTCGATGCCACCCGCTGACCCGGAGCCGACGATCCAGCGGATCGCGCTGGCCGTGTCGAGCAACCCGGCGATCGACGCGCCGTCGTCGGACTCGGATATCCAGTTCACCGTCAACAGCATGTGGGACCCGCTGGCCGGGATCACCGACGACGAGCGCCCGGAGTAAGCATGGGCCTGACCGCTGTCCCTTCGATCGTCACGCTGCCAGCGACGACCGAGGCGGACCTCGCTGCTGTCGTTGCTGCCGCGGCTGCCCAGCCGAAGCGCGACTACATGAGCAACGCCAAGTCGCTGATCTCAGGCGGCGGCGTGCTGTCGGTGGACAGCGGTTACAACATCAAGTGGTCCCTGCGGTTCCTCGTCATGGGCGCGGGCCGGGGTGCGACGACCGCGACCAACGGGCACTTCTCTATCGTCATGCCGCCGGTCGGCACGGTCATCCCGCGGGTCGGGGACACCGCGCCGTCCAGCGTGACGGTCACCTCGGCCGGGATCAACTTCAACGCCTGGGACGCGCTCTACTACATCCTGCCGTTGGGGTCGAGCGAGGCGTCGCTGCCCGCGAACTTCCGGATCGTGCAGTACACGAGCGACTTCGTGGTCCCGTACGACTGGCTGCCCATCGCCACCCGGAACAGCACGGAGACACCGGAGACGATCCAGTGGGCCAACGGCATCTCGATGACGCCCTGGGTTCAGCCCGCCCTGGCGAACGGTTGGCTGCACTACGCCGCGCCGTACGGCCCGATGCGGTGGCGCAAGATCAACGGCATGGTCGTCGGCAACGGGCTCGCGGCCAGCGGCACCGTCTCGACCACTGTGGCGGTGTTCACGATGCCGGTCGGGTTCCGGCCCGCGGTCAACGAGATCCTCACCGCGGGCACCTCACCGCTGGCCGGTGCCCCGTACTACTCGGAGATCCGGGTCCGGCTCGACGGGTCGGTGATGTTCCAGACCGGTGTCGCTGGTTACTTCTCGCTTGCCAACATGAACTACCTCGCCGAAGCGTAGGGGCTATGGTGGCCCTGCGTAGGACGGCCGGTCCGTTTAGTCACTAAACGAGGTCGGAGCCACAGGCGGTGTGAACCCGTAGGAGGAAGCGCATGGCACGGTGCGGATGCGCAGGCAACGTCTGCACCTGTGTGATCCTCCCGGGCAACAACACCGAGGTCTCCGGTTCGGGCAGCGAGACTGACCCGTACCAGGTCCATTCCCGCATGGCGAAACTGACCACGCAGGACACCCCCAGCATCGACCTGACCCTGGTGGGCGACGGGTCCGAGACCCTGCCGTACCGGCTGACCGCCGACCTGGCCGCCGTCCCCACCACCTCGTTCGGCTCTCGCAACGTGCTGGAAAACGGCGACATGTCCGTGTACCAGCGCGGGCTGATGGGGGCCGCCGGTGGCGACATTGACCGGTGGATGAAGTCCGCGTCCGGGGGGACGGTCACGCTCAGCCGCCCGGAGGCCGGGCTCGGTGTGGACGCCGGGATGAACGGCGCTCCGTACTACGCGCAACTGGTCACCGCAGGGCTCAGCGGCGTGGGCAGCACCGCCACCTGGCTACAGCGGATCGCCAGCGCCCGGACCCTGGCCGGGCGGGTCTGCACCCTGTCGTTCCTGGGGCAGAGCCCGGACAGCGCGAAGGTCGGCATCGAACTGATGCAGCACCTCGGCACCGGCACCGGTGGCACCTACGCCTACTACACCTCGCCGGGCGCGATCCAACTCAGCCCCGTGTGGCAGTCGTACGAAATCTCGTTCACCCTGCCGAGCATCGCCGGGAAGGGCTCGGGGGCGATGGGGTCGGACCACAACGACTTCCTGCAACTCTACTTCTGGCTCTCGGCCGGGACGACGTACGCGGTCAGGTCCTCCGGCATCGGCATCCAGAACGCCACGTTCCGGCTCACGGATATCCAGTTGGAGGCGGGCGCGAAGGCGACGACCTACGAGCGGCTGCACCCGGTGGACGTGTTGCAGCAGTGCCGCCGCTGGTTCCACCGGAAGTACAACAACGACCCGAACTCCTCGATGCACCACCTGTCGAACTCCGGGTACGTCAGCGCCACCAACAAGGCGCAGGTGGACTTCGCGCTTGCCCCGTCGCTGCGTCCGGACGGGATCGGGGTCGGGGTGGCCTTCGACCCGACGCTCGGCAACTACACGGTGCGGACCCCGGGCGGGACGTACGCCGTCCAGTCGATCACGCAGACGACGGTCGGGCTGGACCTGGTGACGGTGGAGGTCACCACGACCACCTCGACCATGACCGTCGGCCACCCGGCGGTGCTGTGCCGCACCGGTGCCAACCCGACCTACGTCGATTTCTCCGCGGAGTTGTGACATGGCTCGTTGCGGATGCTCCAACCAGACGTGCTCGTGCAAGGTCATCCCGGGCGACAACATCAAGATCACCGGGGTCGGCACGACCGCTGCCCCGTACAAGGTGTCTGGCATCCCCACGGTGCTCACCGTGCGGGACTCGGTGTCGATCGACATGGTGCTCACCGGCGAGGGCACCGAGGACAGCCCGTACCTGCTGGGCGCGGACCTGGCGACCGAGCCCACTGGCGGCGGCAGCGTCCCTGCGGGGACGGTCACCGACTTCGCTGGGGACACGCCGCCGATCGGGTGGCTGATGTGCAACGGGCAGGCCGTGGCCCGGGTCGAGTTCTCCCGACTGTTCGAGGTGATCCAGACCAAGTACGGCGTCGGCGACGGCGTGAACACGTTCAACGTGCCGGACGCCCGCAGCCGGGTCACCGTCGGTGCTGGGCAGAGCGCCGGGCAGAGCAACCGGGTGCTCGCCGCCAAGGGCGGGTCGCAGGACGCCATCGCCGTCACCCACAGCCACAGCCACAGCCACGTCATCAACGCCGGTGGTGTGGACCACAACCACAGCGGCACCACCGCCAGCGCGAACCGGGACCACTCCCACAGCGGCACCACCAACAACGAGGGTCAGACCCACGACCACGGCGTCAACGTGCGGTGGGCCACCGGGGCGTCCGGCACCGGCACCCGAGTCACCGACGTGGGCCAGATCACCGGGTCGCCCGGTGACACCGGGGGCACCGGGCACACCGGCACGCAGGGCGCGCTCCACTCCCACACGTTCGGTACGAGCGGGCACAGCATCACTCACGAGCACGGCTTCACCACCAATACGGCGTCGGCGTTCTCCCATAACCACACCTCGGTGACGGACGCCACCTCCGCGGGGACCAGCGGGACGGACGCGAACATGCCACCCTGGATCGCCTTCAACAAGATCATCAAGACGTAGAGGAGCACAGATGCCAGCCTGTTGTGGAGGTGCCTCCTGCTCCTGCAAGGTCGTCGCGGGCGCGAACATCACCGTCTCCGGCTCAGGCTCGGCGGCCGACCCGTTCGTCATCACCTCCGACCTGTCGCTGGAAGTGGACGACACCACCCCGTTCGACTTGTCCCTGGGCGGCAGCGGCACCACCGAGGACCCGTGGACGCTGCGGGTGGACTACGCGGAGACGGCCACCCTGTCGGACCTGCCGGACGTGTCCGCGACCACACCCAACGGCGGGCAGGTCCTCGGCTGGAACACCTCGTTGCAGCAGTGGGTCGCGCAGGACCCGGTGACCGCACCCACCGGGGCGGTCACCCACGACCTGACGATGCTCGGCGACGGGTCCGCGGGTGCCCCGCTCGGGGTGGTCGGCGACACCTCCCGGTTCGTGGTCGGCGACACCGGCGGGGTCGGGCTGACCCAGGCCGGGATGAACCGGATGACCCGGCACTTCGTCAACACCGCCGACCGGGACGCCACCAGCCTGCCGCCGGAACTCAACACGCTGTCCACGTTGGAGTCCGCCCCCGGGCAGGTGGACTACTGGGACGGCTCCGACTGGCTGCCGGTCAAGGACAAGTACGACCAGATGCTCATCCCGGGCCCCGGCGGCAACGAACTGCTGCGGCTGTCCGGGCCGTGGACCGACCAGCGGTTGACCTACATGGTCAAGCAGTTCAGCGCGACCAGCGACGGCAGCGGCGAGGTCACCCTGCTGAACTCCACCGACCTGTCCGGGCGGGCCGGGATCATCAGCGTCGAGTTCCAAGAGGTGACCACCCTGGCGATGAGCGTCGTCCCGTTCGTGTCCGGGGCCACGATCAAGGGCAAGGTGTGGCACCTCACCGACGGGGCCGCTTGGGCGGGTCAGACGGTCGTCGGGACCTGTTTCGCCTGGGTGTACTGAGCAGCCAGCCGATCACCCAGCCGGAAGCGACAGTCCCCCCGACAATCCCCAGGATCACCGCCAGGTGGCTCAGTCGTCTCCCCTGAGTACGTCGTCCGCGGCGCGCACCCCGAACGGGTAGGTCTCGTCCGCGCTGATATCGGGCCGGAAGGTCACGATCAGCCTGTCCTCGTCCAGCACCAGGGAAACGATCCGTTCGTCCGCGCAGGCCCGCAGCGCCGGTTCCAGCCACGCCGAGGTCTCCACGTCGAACGCGATTGACCGCCACACGCCGAGTCCGTCCGGCCGCACCACCGGGGTGCTCAGCGCACCCTCATCGATGTGGGCGACCTCTCTCATCAGTTGCTTCGCGGCGTACGGCAGCCTCATCCGGTCTCCTCGAACATGCTGGGGGTGGTCTCGGTCAGGCCCAACCGGTGCTCAAGCCCGTCGGCGAGCACCTTCCACTGGGCGCGGTCACCGGGTGGGGTGTCAGGGTCGTCCTGCATCCGCCGGTAGTAGTCGTACTGGTCGCGGAGGCTGGGGGCCCGGCCTGACAGGTGCGCTCGCGCACGCTGCACTTCGCGGAGGTGCCAGGCACCCCAGTCCTCTGCTTCGCTCCGCAGTGAGCCTGCTTCACCGCGGGCTTTGCAGGAGCAGCGCCCGGCCCACTCGACCCCGACCTGCACGACCCTGGTCTTGTGGATCACGGCTGCTCCGTTTAGTGACTAAATCTCAGCCCACCTCACCGATGATCCGCATCAGGTGTTCCTGGGTGAGCCCGGTGAACCCGACGCTACCTGTGAGGTAGACATGGACCCCGGCAAGACTCGCCAGGACTTCCCGGGCCCTGGGGTTCGCCTGCCCGGTGGGGTCAGCGACGTAGTGGGCGGTGACCTGGCCTCCGTCCTCCAAGGTCATCGCCAGCGAGGTGACCTTGTGCTGGTCACCGGACAGGTACGAGTGCAGGTCGATCGGGAGGTCGGAGTGCAGGATCTCCAACAGCCCGAGCGGGTTGATGATCAGCGCGTGGTGGGCGCTCATCGGCGCTTCGGCTTCTCGGTGGTGAACCCCGGGCAGGAGCAGGTCTGGCGGATGCCACTGGGCCCGCCAGACATGCGGGAGCCGTTGCACCAGTACAGCCCGTGGAGGCCGAACTCGTGGCCGCATACCCGGCACGCCTCGCCGGTGGTCATTCGGCCAGGTAGACACCGGTGGAGGCGGCGAACTGCTGCGCCCAGTGCCACTGGTTGAGGACCAACTGCCGGAACGAGTCGTGGTCGATGACGATCTCGTCGTCAATCTCCCACTCCAACGCCTCAAGCGCGGCGTCGTACTCGCTGAGGAACAGTTGCGGTTCCGGCATCCGGAAGTACAGGTCGATCTTCCGGCCGTTCTTGGCGTCGTCCAGGCGGCGGTCGAGTTCCTCGATCACCCGCTGCCGGTAGACCTGCTGCGCCGTGTCGAACTGCTGCCGGTGGTTGTCCCGGTTCTCTTTGATCCGCGCGATCAGGTCAGCCTTGCGGACCTTGTGGTCGTTCATCCGGTGCTCCGATCCATGTGTCGTGTTCGATCTTCCAGCAGTCACAGGCGACTGGCTGGTCCGTCGTGTTGTTCCATGCGGTCCCGTCGCAGTTGAGGTGCTTGCCCTGCCTGCACTCCGGGCAGACCGCGGCGTCGTTCACTTCACCTCCTTCACGTCGAGCCGCTCGTAGGGCTTGCGGTCGTACTCCACCCGGGAGCCGTTGACGTGCACCCACCGGATCGAGAACTTCCCGGTGCTCCCGCTGACCCCGGCCAGGTTCGCGTGCCCCTGGTCCTTGAGCCGGTTGCCCGCGCTGACCAGGGCCAGGCCCTCCCGGTAGATTTCCGCGGCGGTCACCACGGTCGGGTCGGTCAGCAGCCCGGTCACGTCGGTGTCCATCGCCCGGCACGTGCCGTAGTAGCCGCAGGTGGCGTAGCAGACCTCCCGCGGCGGTTCCTTCCTCGCTTCCTGCTGGTTGATGTAGGCGTAGATCACGTCGTCCAGCCAGCGGGCGGCGTCCTCCACGACCAGCGGGTCGTACTTCTCCATGTTCACGTGCAGCCGCTTGTCGTCCGCGGCCCGGTCCACCCAGACGTTCGCCACCCACACGTCGTCCAGGGTCACGCCGTCATCGAACAGCCCGCACTCGAAGCACCCCTTGGCGTAGCAGTGGCGCTGGAACTGCTGCTGCGGGTCCGGCCCCTTGCGGGACACGATCTCCAACCCGCGGGCCGACTTGAAGTCGATGACCAGCCCGGAGGGGCGCACCAGGTCGGGGTGCCCGTCCACGTTGTAGTCGCCCTGGTCACCGTGCAGCACGCAGGTCACGGCCTGCTGACGCAGCGCGTCCGGCCAGATCGCCATGCACGCCGCTTCGATGTGGTCGCCCAGCGCGGTCCCGATGAACGCGGCCAGCACGTCGGTGTCCTCCGGCACCTGCTGGTCCAGCATCCGGCGGGTCCGCTCGGAGCAGTAACCCAGGTCGGACAGGCCGACCCGGAACTCTTTGCTCTGCTGGCTGCGGGCCGAGTCCAGCGACGAGCGCATGATCGCCTCGTAAATGTCGTCGGCGAGGCTCTGCTCCTGCGGGGTCACGCCACGTTCCCTTCCAGCGCCTTGTCCACCTGGTGCATCGCGTCCTCGACCAGCGCCTCCACCAGGCCGGGGCCGATGTGCTCCCGCTTGCGCGGGTCGATCCCGTAGTCGCGCAGCGTGGAGGCCATGTCGTTGCGGAGCCGGTCCGCCACGTCCTCCCGGCGGATCACTTCTCCACCCGGGTGATGACCTCGCCCGTCATGTTGGTGATCTCCACGGTGTCCGGCTCGTCCTCGATCCCGAGCAGCCAGTCGGCCAGGACGATCAGCGACCCCACGTCGGGGATCGCGTCCGGGGCGAACAACTTGCCGGGGCCGGTGAGGATCTTGCGGGCCTGCTCGACTGCGATGGTCCGGCGCACGTAGTCGTCGCCCATCGACATGCCGGTGAGTTCCTGCTCGCCGAAGTCGAGTTCGCCGACGGGCTCCAACATGGTCGGGGGCAGGTCGGGTGGGGTGGTGGGCAGTCCGTCGTTCATGCCGTCGCCTCCGCGGGCTCAGGGGTGGCCGTCTCGGGGGCCTGGGTGGGCTCGTCGCTGATGACCCTGGCTCCCAGGCTGTTCTCCAGCACCGCCTGCTGCTCGGGCGTCAGCGCGGCCTGTGACGGCGCTGGCGGGGCCTCACCGAACACCTCCTCCATCATCAGGGTGCCGCGGACCAGGGGGGCCAGCGACCCGTCGGCGTAGAGGTGCAGCCCGAACGCGTCTCCGAGGCCGATCGCGGCCCGGCGCAGCGCGTAGGACTCGACGCTGGTCAGCGCCAGCGCGTGCGCCTCACCGCGGTTGGGCTGGGGTGCGTTCTCCTCGGCGTGGTACTCGGTGAACTCGGCGACCACGTTGCCCTCGTAGTCCCTGATCCGCAGGGTGCACGCCGCCCGGTAGCACACGGTCCAGTAGGTCTTGTTGCCCCTCTCTGCGTTCTCGAACGAGGTCTCGTAGACCAGTTGCACGTCATGGACGGTCGAGTCCCAGTTGCCGGGGCCGAAGATGCGGGACAGTTCGGCCCGGACCTCGTGGGCTGGGACGTAGGTGTTGCCTTGCTTCTTCTCGACCCGGCTCTGCCGGACCGGGGTGATGAGGCGCTTGATCTGCTTGGCAGTGAGTCCCACTGGTTGCTCCCTTGGGGTGGCCGTTTAGTGACTAAACCGAGGGTGCCTGGGGGGTCGGACACAAACCTCAGCCTCACCTTTCATAGCCCATCCTAGTCCAGTTGGGGGTAGGCTGTCGAACATGCTATGCGACTTCTCCGACGCCCCGCGCGACGCGATCGAGCGCCTGATGTGGCTCTCCGGTGTGCGGGACGAGGTGGACAAGGAACTCGCCGCCGAGTGGCAGCGGACCTACTTCCGGGCCCGGCAGGAGGGCAGGCTCGACGCCGCTATGGCGCTGAGCCTGCACTCCCACAAGCGGGTCATGGCCTGGACCCGGGCGGAGAACGAACGGACCGGCCGTCAGTGGCGCTGGGGCGACGGGTTGTCGTAGCGCCGGTTCATCGCGTACGCCTCGTTGGTCTGGCAGGGCACGCACACGTCGGTGAGCATCCCGTCCGGGTCGCGCCACAGTGCGGTCAGCGGGAAGCACCCGAAGCACAGGCAGCAGAGCACGTGGTCCTCGATGCACCACTGTGAGTACCGGGTCACTGCTGCTTCCCGTCCCTGGGGGCGGGGTCGTTGAGCCGGTCGAACCAGTCCATGCGCCGCTGTGCCGCCACCACCCGCCGCTGCCCCTTGGTGATCCAGGTGCGCTCACAGTCGAGGCAGAACCCGTCGCCCTTGGTGGTGTGAGCCACATCGGTGCCGTGGCAGTACGGGCAGGTGCTCACTGGTCGCCCCCGTCGAGGGCACGAATGGTGGGACAGGGGTAGACCTCGCCAGGCTGGTCACCCTCGGCCCACCCTTTATTGCTGCACTCGACACAGATCGTCTTGCCGTGGAACGGGCCACCATGCTTCGGGAACAGCGACGGACGGTGCAGCGCCCGCACGGCGGCGATGGTGGCGTCGCGTTGGGCGAGGTCGGCGACGAGATCACGGGCGTGGTCGTTGATCTCTTTCACGTCATCACAGCGCCAGCCGGTAGCGCACGCCTCGTGATCTGGGCAGTCGTGACACCACGCTTCGCCCGGTTTGCGTTCGTCGATGCTCATGTCGTCCCCCCGTCGGCCCGGTCACGGGCGGGGGCGTCCATCTCGGCTAGTTGCTCGGCACACCCCTTGCAGTTGCACGCGCGGAGCCGCCCGCGCTGTGCGTCTGCCTGGTCGGGCCCGGGGTCGGGGGCGGGGCCGTCGTCCTCGGCTAGTCGGTCGAGGATCGGCTTGTGGCGGGCGATGCTTGCCTGGATGCTGGCCATGAACTCGGGGTCGGCGCGCCGTGCCTCGATGGCTGCGAGCCACGCCTCCATGCGCTCGGGGTGGACGGGGCAGACGACGAGCGCGGCCTCGGTTCGGTCGCAGTGGCAGTCGTCTGCCTGGTCGGGCCCGGGGTCGGGGGCGGTGTGCGGTCGGACGGTCATGCCGTACTCCTGCAGCAGCGGGATCGCGCGGTGGATCGGCCCGGTCGGGAGCAGGTAGAAGGCGACGAAGCCGCCGTCCTGTTCGCCGTAGTCGGTGGCTTGCCGGACGCAGTCGGCTAGTGCGGTGAGCAGCCGGTTCGCTGCGTCGGAGACGGCCCACCTGCCCCCGTCTGCCTGGTCGGGCCCGGGGTGGGGGGCGGCGAGGGCGGCCAACAGCGCGCCGATGAACTCCCGGGCATCCTTGACCTCGGAGGGCATCGGGTGATGCTCGCCGCCCATGAACACCTGCCCGTGTGTGCGGCGCTTCGCGAGCAAGTCGGCCAGGCGGCTCTCCCACTCGGCCCGTAGCCCTGTGTCGGTGGGTGGGTGGGTGGTGGCGAGGTGGGCGAGGACGGCGTCTGTGATCGTGTCAGTGACGGTGACGGTTGGGTCTGCTACGGGCCACCCGTCGATGGCGGCGCGGATGATGCGGGCGAGGGCGTCCCGGTCGGGGGTCACTGGATCACCCGCCGGAACCCGGGGCGACCGGTGTCCTTCGATGGGATGAACCCACGCTGACCGCAGGTCGCCCAGAACAGGCTCGTGGTGCCCCGCTCCTGCACCGCCAGGTGCGCGACCGCTACATCGCTGGCGAGGTGCAACTCACCGAGCACCTTGTACGCCAGGTCCCACAGTTCCTCGTCGGTGGTCATGGTTGCTCCGATCTTCACCAGCCGTGCCGGTGCATCGCCGTAGGGATCAACGCGTCCACAGCGAGGGACGCGCAGTGCAACGTGCCGTGCGAGCAGTGCGGGTAGGTGCCGCGGTCGCAGCGTTTCTTGATGCACCGCCCGCCGTAGGCCATGCACACGTCAGCGCCCTGCTTGACCATCACCGCGTTCCGGACCGGGCCCGCCACCTTGCCGTGCTTGCCCCAGTCCGCCGGGTAGGTCACCACCTCCACGTCGTAAGCCTCAGCCCACTCCTCCGCCATGCGGTCAGCGCCGGTCGGGCAGTGGCCGGAGACGAGCACATGGATGCGCCCGTCGAACCGGACCTGCGCGTCCAGCGGCAACAGCGGGACCTCGGTCCCCCCTTGCTGATGCAGCAGGCTCAACGTCCGCTGCACCAGCGCCTCGTCCTCCCAGTCTCGGGAGCCGGTGATCAGAACCCTCATATGGCTGCTCCTCGTTTAGTCACTAAAGTCAGCGCAACTCCTGGCCGATGATCGGCATGTCGGAGGGACGCCACAACCGGTACAGCGCAGGACCGATCTGGTCGGCCCACCGACGCTGCCCGTCAGTGAGCCGACCAGTCTCGGTCTTGAGTTCGGCGATGATCGTGCGGCCCCGCCGGGACAGCACCAGGTCGGGGAACCCTGCGTCACCCTGCAAAGCGGTCCGCCACCCACGCTCCGTCTTGGCGGGACGGAAGTGGGTGACGGACCACCCGCGGTACTTCGCCAACTGGATGACAGCGGTCGTGAACTGGGCCTCGGTCAGGGACCGTTGACCAACTCCCGCAGCGCGACCCACCGTTCGTTCGCCTCACGTTCTGCTCGCTGCGCCTCAGCCACCTTCGCCTCGGCCTCCGCGATCTGCTTGTCCTTGTCGTCCAGCCGGGCCTCCATCGCGCGGATCGCGTTGGTCATGCCGCGTTCCTTGCTGCCCAACTGTGTGCGGACTTCCTCGATCTTGGCCGCAGCCTGGACCTCGACCTGCTCCATCCTCGCTAACAGGTCAGCGTAGGCACCACCGTCCACCAGGCGACGCACCCGTTCGATCACCTGCTCCGAGGTGAGCGGGGTGGACTCGTCGGTCAGCGACTCCCGTGCAGCGTCGCGGCGCTTCACGATGAACTGAGCCAGCGTCGAAGCGATCTCCTCGTTGCTGCCGTGCAGTTCGTCCGGCACCGCTTCGACAGCGGCGAGGATCTCCGCGGTCAACCGGGCGATCCGGCCCTGCTGACGCTGGGTCGGTGTCCACGAGATGCCGGGGTCGGTCCACGACTCCGCCTGCGCGGCCTTGAGGGTCGGCGCTTCCTTGCCGTGCTTGCCGCCGTAGTGACTGGCGATGGTGCGCGCCTCGGGGGCGGTGTACGGGCCACCGTCGGGCCCGCTGTCACAGCCGGGGAACGCGCACTGGTAGTCCAGCGAGCCGTCGGTCCACTTGCGTTCGAGGACCGCCTTGCTCTCGTAGATTTCGCCGCCTTCCTTGTGCATCGAGCGGCGGGCGATCCACGGGCGGATCTTGCTGACAGTGGGGCCGTTGTCTACGACCTCACCGACGACCGGGGTCGGTTGCTCCTCCACCTCAGGCTCCGACTCCGGTGTGGGCTCCGGCTCCGGGGCCGGTGTCACAGCGTGTGGTGTGATCCAGTCTCGGAGCAGCGTCGGGTCCTTCCACACCTGAGTTGACCGCATCGAGTCGAGGGCCTTCTCGCCGCGGGCATGGCGAACCGGGTCCGTGGATGACCAGTCGTCAACCGCACCCTGCATGAAAGCCATCTTGATCGGGTCGGCGTACCTGAGGACCTTGCGCATCCACGACTTGCCGACCTGCTCTTTGATGGACCGCTGATTGGTGGGGATCATCACGACGACATGGGAGCCCTCGTGCTCCCGGGACAGTTGCACCTGGCCGCGAAGTTCGGTCGCGTCCCAACCGAGGTCCAGGGCCATCATCAGCACGCGCAGCGAGACCTCCGCCATGCCGCTATGACCGATCTCTGAGATGACGCGAGCGCTGTCGCGTCGGGCAGCGTTGGACTTAGCCACTGTGATCCTCTCCTAGTAGTCGTCGTCGGACTCGGGGTACTCGGCCGCGTCGATGACCTCGTAGTTCGGGCTCTCCACGTAGGCCATGCCCAGCCCGGGGTAGAGCGGCGGCAGGTTGCGTGCCGCGTAGAACGTGTTGCAGTACCGCTGCAAGGTGAGGAGGTTGTTGTCGCCGTCGAAGAACGCCGACGACTCCTCGTGGTTCAGGCCGAGCACCTCCCGGCCGACCGCGCCAACGTCCTGCCGGTTTGCGCCGGGCACGTCCTCCATGATCGGGAACCCGCGGGGCCCGAACCTCCCGGTCTCCTGCACCTGGATCACCATCTGCGCGCTGAACCCGTGGTGCAGCACGCCGTCGCGTTCCCGGTTGCTGTTGTCGTGCGGCCCGAAGATCAGGCGGTAGCCGGACTGGGTGGCTGCCTGACCGGCCATGCAGAACGCGGTCCGGCACACACCGTTGCGGTAGTCCTGCTTCTCGTCCTCGGTGAGTTCCCGACCCTCGGTGTCGAGGAACCCCCACACGCCCTGGTCCCAGTCGCCCCACAGGCGGTACTCCTCGGGGATGCGGTCCCGCACGATCAGGCCCTCGGTCACCTGGTTCTCGTACTCCGCCCACTCCATGAGCCGGGCCAGCAGTTCGGTGTTGAGATCGGGCAGCGGGTGCCGCTCGTGGAAGGTCTTGAACCGGATGCCGACGGTGTGGTCGGCGACAACTTCTGTGGTCATGGTTGCTCCTCGTTTAGTGACTAAAGACTGACGCCCCGACAGTCGTGGAACCGGCGGCCCCACGGTGTGACGATCGGGATGGTGAACGGTTGATCGACGTACCTGCTGATGACGAACCCGTCGTCCCTCGCTTTCTTCGGTTGAGCATGGGCCCAGGCGTGGCAGGTGCCGCACAGCCACACCCCGTTGCAGGGGCAGTGGGTGTGGTCATCGACCACGGACCGGGACCTGCGGTGGTGCCAGTGCCCACCTCCCGCTGGCATCCCACAGTGGGCGCAGCGCTTGGCGTACCGGTCACGAACGACGCGGCGTGACGCGAGCGGGATCGTGCTCACTGGCCGCGGATGTGGTTCCGGTAGCCCTGGTAGGCGGCCTCCAACTCCATCTTCCCGTCCGGCGGCAACAGGTCGATCTGCCAGCCGACCGCCTTGGCCTGCTCGTAGGTGCCCTGGCTGATCGGCCACACGTTCGCGATGTGGGTGGAGCCCGGCTCACCGGTGGGTTCCACCGTGGAGTAGCACCACCCGAACCGGTAGCCGCGGGCGTAGGACTGGTCGTGGTGGTCGGTGATCCCGGCCATCTCCATCTCGGCGTACGCGGCGTCGGCGGGGTCGGCCAGTGCCCGCTCGGACGCAAGGAACTCGTCGCGCGGCATGACGTACCCGAAGATCACCAGCCGGTCCGGCAGGAACCGGACCCAGTATTCGCCGTACACCACCGCTTCCTGCTCGGGAGCGAGACTGCTGTTGGCCTGCTCCTCCGCCTTGCGCATGTTGGTGAGCATGGTCTCTAGGTCCGTCTCGAACCTTGGTTCGCTCATTGGTTGCTCCTCGTCTGCCCGCAGACGCATCTACAGGGCGTGTCGTGACCTGCTGGTTCCTCGCACACATGAGTGACCGGTGTGGTGGTGAACACCGAGCCAGTCTCGGCGTCAACCATGACCCGACCCGCCTCCCATCGGGCCATGCAGTACGCCGTCGGTTGCTCCTCTCGGTTTAGTGACTAAACAGGTTGCGGGACCATCGACAGCACCGCCCATGACCGACCGACCCGGGTCATCTCCAAGTCGGAAGTCTCAATGTCACGGCCTGCCACCCGCAGCACTCCCTTGTCCTCTCCTCTCTTGGCGTCCAGCATCAGAAGGGTCTGCGCCGCGGCGGTGATGCCGCGTGACCCAGTGAACCTGTCGAGCCAGTCCACGTCCTCGGCCTGGCCGTTGCCCCGCTTCCGGTCGTGGTGGATCGCGACGACCGCGATGTTGCTCTCGGCCGCGAACCTCGCCCACCGGGACAGCACCTCGCTGCTCACGGCGTACGAGTTCTGCACACCGTTGCCGTCGAAGTACGGCTCGACCTTGACCAGCGTGTCGATCACGATCATCCGCGGGTTGTCGCTGTCCGCGACCCACTCCTGGCAGGCAGCCAACGCGTCCGCGCCGACCGGCCACTCGGTGTGCACCTCCATCGGGACCGCGTAGTCCGGCATCACGTTCCCGAACAGGTACAGCGAGCGTTCCTTGACTCTCCTCTCCGTGTCGTTGTCGAGCGCCAGCATCAGCACGTCGCCTTGCTGGCAGTGCAGGGTGGACAGTGCCAGCCCACCGCAGGCCACCCCGAGGCCCAGGTCGAGCGCCACGTAGGACTTGCCCAACTTGGGTGACCCGCCGAACAGGGTCAGCCCGGCGCTGATCAGCCCGTCCACCGCCCACCGCACCGGCGGGTAGTCCTTGCTGAGCAGCCCGCTCATCGTGGACCCGGCAGGTCGGAGCCGGTTGACCGCGAGCGGCACCAGGTCGGTGACCGTGAGCCCGGCGAGCACGTGGTCGTACAGGTCAGCCTTGCTGTGCTTGACCGGTGTGGACCACACCTTCGTCTTGAGCCCAGCGGCCCGGCACGATGCGCTGACGCTGCCCGCGTACCGCTGCCCGTCGGTGTCGTTGTCGGCCACGATGTTGACGACCGACGCACCTTTGAGCCACGACGTGTAGTAGTCGCGCCATGCCTTCGCGCCGTTCGGTGAGCAGGTGGCCGTGAGCCCGAGGTGCCGGGCTGCGCTGACCGACTTCTCACCTTCCACGATCCACACCTCCTCGCCCGCCCCGGCCGCAGCGAGAACAGCGGGGAGGTTGTAGAGGCACGGCTTGAACCCCTTCGGGTATCCGGCCTTGGGGCGACCGTCGTCTCCGACGTGACCGGGGACCCGTTGCACGAACGACTTGCCGCCGTCCGACTTCTGCCACCGCTCGACCGTGAAGTGAACCTCACCGTCGGGCCGCTGGTACTTCCACTCGGCGACCTTCACGCCGCGCTCGTTCGTGATCGGCTCATCGAACAGGTCCGGCCATTCGAGCCCGAGCGCCATGAGCACGTCCTGCGGGTGGCACCCGTTCATGCAGTTCAGCAGCGTCTTGCCGTCGGAGTGCGTGACGGACAACGAGGGGTTCCGGTCGCCGCGGCCTTGGCCGTGACTCGGAACGGGACAGGAAGCGCGAACCGAAGATCCGTTTCCCGTGATCCGTTCCAGCAGACCGAGCACCCGCTCATAAGAATCCATCCTCTGCATCCCTTGGGTTTAGTGACTAAACGGCTGACGTGACTGGGGGACTGGTTGGGCACAGACCCCACCCCTGGGTGCGGCGCGTCTCGGCGAATGGACAGCCGGTTGGGTACTGGCAGGGCCGGGGTGGGGAGCCCTTCTTCCCTCAGGCGGGCAGCGCTACGGCCCGTGCGCCTTGCGGGCACGGGTGGACTCGTAGGCAACACGGCACTGAGCGTGCCAGCGGTGTCGGCCGATCCGGAAGGACTGGCCCTTCTCCGCCGGGATGCCGCAGAGGGGGCACACCGGGGAGGTGCGGGAGCGGAGGCTGGCCCCGCTCACAACGAAGCCCCGTCCGCGTGGCGTACCACCGCGAATGGGGCAGGTGTGTTAGTTTCCATTTCAAGCCTTTCCGGTTGCGCGGAACTGGTTAGAGCGCCGTTCCTGTTGTCAGCAGGGGCGGCGTTCGCTTGTTGTGGAGCCGAACCTAGACCCGTCAGGGGTGCGTGTCCAACGGCCCGAGGCTGTACGCTCAGGCCCGAGGACTGGTTGCTCCGATCCTCGCCCGGGACCCGGCCGACTCCCATATCGGCCGGGTCCCGCCTTGCGTCTACTCCCCTTCGGCGTCGTCCTCAGCCTGTGCGGCGTAGCGCTCACGCAGCCCGGGGAACTCCGAGAACAGCGCCTCCATCTGCGCTGCCGCCCGCTCCTCCGCGTTGAGCCGGGGCGACCACTCCACCCCGAGTTCCTTCGCGTGCTTCTGCTGCAACTGGTTGAACTCGTCGCGGTGGTTCTCCCGCAGTTCCTTGGCTGCGGCGCTGTACGCCTTGCGGAGCAGACCGTCCCGGTCCTTGCCGGTGACCTCGGTCTCGGACTGCCGTGCTGCGGTGGGCATCAAGCCTCCTGTGTGGCTGGTTTAGTTACTAAATCTGATGGACCTACGAACTGAGTCTTATTGACCCTGGCGGGTCGAGGGCGCGTGTCAACTAGAAGGGCGGCTCCTCTGCCTGACCGCCACCGGACGCCCACGGGTCAGCGTCCGCGGGTGCACCGGAGGACCTGGCGACCTGGCCCTCACCGTGCTTGATCGTGCGGAACTGCAACGACGCAGCCACAGCGTCAGCGATGAGGGCCGTCTGCGACCGCTTCTCACCGCTGTCCGTGGTCCACTCGTCGGTCTGCAACCTGCCCGTGCACACCACCAGGTCACCCTTCCCGAGGGACTCCGCCACATGCTCCGCGAGTTGCTTGAACGACGTGACGTTGATCCACAACACCCGGTCGTCCACCCACTCACCCGCGTCGTTCTTCTTCCGGCTCGACGCGACCAGGCGGAACTTCGCCACCGCCGTGCCCGACGGTGCGAACCGTAGTTCCGGGTCCGCCACCATCCGTCCTTCGATCGTCACATGCGGGAGCACCACGCTGTTCCGCCTTTCCTCTGTTGATGAACTGGTTGGACCATGCCACCGCGTCGATGAAAGCCGGTGGGAGTTTCGACACCGGGACCCGGTAGAACGTGCGCCGCCTCTCCCACTTGCCGAAGAAAGGTTTCGTGCCGGACAGGTCCGCCTCCCGGCACGAGCCGAACGTCGAGAACGACACGTGGTCGATCAGGTGATCTTCGTACATGAACGTCACCCCGGTGATCTTGCCGTTGAGCCAGACCATGACGTTCACTGCTTCGCCTCACGGATCGCCTCACGCAGAGGCTTCACCTTCTCCGGGTTCCACCGGACGTACAGATCGCACCGCCGCTCCGGCTCACGGATGTTGTTCGCCGTGCGGTACTCGAACCCCAGGTCCCGGTGCAGCGGACCGATCGCCCCCTGCCTCATCGCATTGACCACAGACGTGCGGTCGTTGCGGAAGATCAGCGCCCACTCCATCGGGTTCGCCCGCAACTTGTCAGCGATAGCGGGCCAGTCATACGTGGTGCGCTTGGGCGGTGGGTCCTCCCAAGCGATCTCACTGACCGGCTCGTCCCCCTTCCGCTTGGTCATACCGTCGCCACCTGACCGAGCAGCGCCTCCGCTTCATCCAGGTGCGCCGTCACATACCGGCGGGCCTCAGCGACCACACCCTCAGGCGTCTGCCCATGCTCGATGGGCCACTGCCGGATGAGGAAGCCAGTCTCCCGAGCCACGTTCACAAACACGTCGGTCGGGATGGAGATGCCGCCCTTGCGCATGGCTTCCATATGCGCAGAAACGCTGGACCACTCGGTGATCCCGAGCGCCAGCAGCAGTTTCGTGGTGTGTTCCATAAGCCTCCTGCCTGGCCGGTGGGGCGCAGGGCTGAGCAGCCGAGAGCCACGCCCCACCGACGAATAGGGAGACCAGGGATGCCCGTCATGCCGGGCACCCCTGGTCAGTGGACTAGCGGGACTGACGCACGATCGTGTCGAGCGCCTGGTTGATCTGGTTCACCGAGTCCCGCAGCGCGTCGATCTGGGCGAACAGGTCGTTGCTGCCGCCGTTGCTCTGGACGGACACCGGCGCGGGCCGGGTCTGGACCCCGGCGTCCACCAGGACCCCGGTCACCTGGGTGCGGCTGGCACCCAGCCGGGTCCCCGCCTCGATCAGCGCGTCGGCCATGTCCCACTCCCGCGCTTCCAGCGCGGAGATGACCGGCTCTGCCTCCCGCACGTAGGAGGACAGCCGACTGCCCCGCATCTGCTCGCTGACGGTCTCGCGGATGGTGCTCATACAGTTGCTCCGATCTGTGCCCTTGCCGGTCGGACTCTCCGACCGGCCTCGCAGACACCCTGTGTGTCTACGAAGTCTTGTTTAGTTACTAAACTGGGGCTGGTTGACCCAGCCTATCGGACCGTGCCGACAGTCAGCGGCAGGTCTGGGTGTGCGTGAAGCGTGTCGTGTTCGGCGGCAGGAAGCCCGTCACGTCACCATCGCTGATGGTGCTGCACTGGCAGCCCCGCCCGGTCCTGGTCACATCGACCACCCGCGACCAGCGGACCTGGACCGTGCCCTCGACCCCCTCCGTGAGGAACAGGTCAGGAGCCAGCACACCGACCTGGGTCACCTGAGCCCGGGTCGGTGCCCACTCCGACGTGCCCTCGATCCGCACCGCGATCCGGTGGTCCGTCTCCACCAGGTTGTGCCTGCGCAGGATCGCGTCGAAGTCGCCGTCGTCCACCTCCCGGCCGTACCGGGTCAGGTCGTTGACCAACCCCTCGGGCACCTCCGCCATGCCGGTCGCCCCCGCTGCCGAGCCCCGGTTGTAGAGCAGCACAGCCATCGGGATCACCGCCTGCGCCCAGTCCGGGGTCACCGGGTAGCGCGGCCGGGCGACCACGTAGTTCCGTGAGCAGTGGGTCATCCGGTTGAACACCATGACCCCCTCCTGGTTGCGGACGAACTCCGCGACCTGGCACTCGTGCGCCCCCGCGTCGAGCAGGACCACCACGAACGCCCGGTCCTGCGCGCCGAACTGGAAGAAGGTGTCACCCACCTTCACCTGCTCCGAGGACACCATCGGTTCGTTGCTCCCTGCCTCACCGCCGATACTCGCCACCGTCACGTACCCCGAGGTGATCGCACCCGCGAAGTTCGCCCCCCGGATCGGCAGGGTCGCCCCGCTCACGGTCCGCCACATGTGCGTCCCGTCCCCACGGTCATCGACCCGGACCCACGAGTCCGGTGCCGAGCCGGTGGTGCGGACCACCGACCCGATCGGCAGGGCCTCGAACTCCACCATTGCCGCGAGCACCTGCCCGACCGCTGGGATGGGAATGGTTGCTGGTGCTTCTGCTGTCGTTGTCATCTGGCTGCTCCTGGTTTAGTGACTAAAGGTTGGTCGGGTCGTCGCCGACCCCGAACTGCCGCCGCAACTCCTCGATCACGGCGTGGAACTGGTTGTGGATCATGGCCCTTTCCTCGGTCGTAGGTGGCGTGCCGAGTCCCACCTGGCACAGCACCTCCGCCACGATCTGCGGGAACGTCCCGTACTGCGCACCGGCCAGCCGCAGCATGTCCGCGATGTTGTCCTCGCGGTCCATGAGCGCCTGCTTCAAGCCGTCCGGCACACCCTGGAACTGGTTGAGCACCTGATCCAGGGACGTGACCGGCGGGCCCGCCTGGTGCTGCTCGGCGGTCATGCCGTTGCCTCAGGCAGGGCGAACCGGGCGACGAACAACTGCTCGCTGCTGTCGAAGTCCGCGAGACGGTGCTGCCCCGTCGCCGGAGGCTGACCGTTCGCACCGCCGATCACGTCGTAGATCCCAGAGATCCGGTGGTCCCGGGCCACCATGTACTGCGGCTCCTCGACCCGGTACGCCAGCACCGTGCCCGGTGCGATCGACGGCAGCGCACGAACCAGGTCAACCGACAGGTGCATCCACCCACCCTCGGGCGGCGGGAACGCCATGACCTCCATCCGCCGGGCGTAGTGGACCAGCGCCAGCCCGTCCTCCCGGTAGCCGCACACCCGCCGGGTGCGCGCCAAGTTCTGCGCCGAGTCGTCACGGACGAACCACTGCACCCGGGTGGCCTGGTGGTCCTGCGACTGCCACCGCAGGACCGTGCCCACCGGCAGCGTGCGCGCCGTCTCTGGGTTCACCTGGTCACCCACCCGCACGTCGCCGACGTTGCGGATGTGCATGATCTCTGGCGTCAGCCCGACCCGGGAGATGCACGACTCCAACGTCGAGCACCACTGCTGGTTGGACTTGACCTTCATCGACACCTGGTACGCCCGCTGCTTGAACGCGAGCACCGCGTCCTCGTCCGCGCTGCTGCCGATCTCAGTCCACCAGTCCGGCGGAGCGGACGACCCGGGCATCGCCTCCACGTAGGCCGAGTAGCCGCGGCGCGGTTCGCGCAGCAGACCGAGGCCCAGTGCCCGCCACCTGCTCGGCTCGCGGATGAACGCGCCGCTGCGTGACACGTCCTGCGGGTTGCCGGACACGATGATCGTGCCCTCCGGCAGTCGCTCCCGCTCGGTGCTGGACTCGATGAACATCTCCACACCCAGCGGGAACAGGTCGTCGGTGACTTCGAGTTCACGCATCGCGCGGTTCACCGCGTCGAACGACACGCCGTGCATCTCCTGCGCCGCGAACATGTAGTCACGGAACTGCCACTTGAACTGGGTGAGCGTCGGCGGGACCGCGGGCTCCGGGGTGTAGTTGTCCGGGTAGGTCAGGACCCGCATGTAACCGAGGGAGAAGTTGTTCTCCGGCGAGATGCCGTTCCGGTCGTAGGTGTTGACGCTGACCCACAACCCGTTCTCCCCCTTGGTGAACGGGGCCCGGTCACCGGCGCGGGTCCCGATGGTGGTCCCTGGAGGGAGAGCGTGGAACTCGGGGAACGAGTGGAGACGGTCCCCGATCTGCACGCGGTTGATCTGTGTCACTGGCTGCTCCTGTTACCTCTCACCGTTTAGTCACTAAACGGATCAACGAATGGGACGGACCTTGCTTGTCGTGCGCACCTCGGCATCGGCCATAGCCAACGTGCGCTTGCACCCACCACACGTGACCCGCGACGGATCGCTGGTCGTGAGTGGGGGATCAACCGCTCCGCAGGCAGCACGATGGACAGTGACCATGAGGTGCCGCTTGCGTGAGGTCATCAGACCGGCCAGGCAGCCACGTCACGCTGGAAGTTCCGCGCTGCCTCACGGAACCCAGCCTCGCTCTCGGCCTCATGTACCTGTTGGAGCAGGTACAGCGAGTGGCTGAGTGTGTCCTCGATGAACTTCTCCACCCAGTCCGACGCCTCGGCCGCTGGCGGCGGCTTGTCTCCGAACAGGGGGTAAACGTTGTCCATGAGCAGGTTGCCCTTTCTCTCAGGTGCGCGCCTCGTAGCGGCGCAACACTTCTCGGGTCTCGCACTGGATGCAGTGCGGGTCACTGAACGGGGTGTGCACGCAGTTGTGGCTGAACCGGGTGAGCAACGCAGCCATGTCACCGAGCAGCGCGGTCGTGCTGGTGACACCGGACAGCACCGCCTCACGCCCGGCCACCTGGTCGGGCATGACGTAGACGGAGCAGCGGTTGCGGCGTTCGTTGAGCCGGGCGATCTTGCCTGCCCGGTGCAGGCTGGACAGTGCGCCTGACGCCTGTCCGTGGTGCAGCCTGCACGCCTCCGCCACCTCGGCCCACGTCATGCCGCGCTCGCCCGCTGCCTCGATGAACATGCGGACCTTGCGCTGCCGGTAGGAGGTGGTGCCGTCGGCGTCCTCGGTGCGGGCACGGTCGCGGCTCGCTTCGGACCCGGCGTGGCCGGAGTTGGGCTCGGTGTTACCGCCGTAGGGAAGGATCGGTTGGTCTGACATGGGGATACGACCTCTCGTTTAGTTACTAAACGGGAGTCGGGACAGACCCAAGGGCAGACCTGTCCCGACTAAGAACTATTCTTCCAGAGTTGACCTTGTGTGTCAACTTGACTTAGGGCTGGGAGGTGGGTTGTCAACTCCCGCCACGTTGATCCTGAACTCGTGACGCTCCCCGCGCAGCGCACGCTTCCGGGTGTGACCAGCAGCCAGCACCGCCTCGATGTACGGGTCGAGGTCACCGGCCAGCATCGCGTCGAGCAGCGCTTGGATGACCTGCGGCGTGTAGTCGTGGTTGCCGGACTCCGAGTCAGCCTCGTCCTGCGCCTTCACCCCGAACCACGAACACCGCTCCATCACATCCGGGTGCCCGGCGATGTAGGTGCAGCGCACCACCGAACCATCCGGCCGCTGATACCCGATGCCGCACAGTTGCGCGGTCATCCGTTGACCCCGAACACACGACCAGACCGAACCGCCTCGGCCCACATCTCAGGGATTGCCCCACGGATCTGAGCGGTGATCGAGTCCTCCGTCTCACCAGCGATGAGCAGCAGGTCTTGAACACGCTTGCCGGTGGTCTGCTCCAACGCGAGCATGTCCACCACGATCGGCTGATCCAGAGGCAGACGACGCAGGTTCTCCGCCGACAGCCCGAGCAGCAGCGTCACCCGGTTGTTGATGGTCATCACCGCCCGGATCACTTGTCAGCCATCCGGGCTCGGATCGTGCCACCACACTGCGGGCACGTCACCTCGTGCATGATGGGCCCGCCCTCGTGCATGAGTTCATCGAGCGCAGCGATCAGGGTGATCGCCAGCCCACGCTCGACACCCGTCTCCCAGTCGTTGGCCGCCACGTTCATCGCGTGCAACCGAATGTCGGACACCTTGCGGGCCGTGCCGTTGATGATGAGCACCGGGTCAGGGTCCTTGTGCCGGAGCCACCACCTACCCATCGGTCGCCACCTCCGCCACCAACTGCGCGACCCGCACCTCGCAGTGCCGGGCCAAGGTGGCGGTCACCTCATCCGCCGGGTAACCCTGCTCGATTAAGTTCTTCACGATCGGGGTGATCGCGTTGTCGAGGTTCGTCAGCAGCGCACCTGCTGCGATCGGCTTCGCCATGCCGTTGCTCCGATCTTTAGTGACTAAACGAGACGGTCGTTGACTGAACCACTGGCCCCCTGCTGCATCCACTCGGCGTCGCGTACCGCGCGCTCCCGTGCCTCGTCCAGCGTGAGGACCGTGAAGGTGCAGCCGTTGCGGCACCTCTCGCAGAGTGCGTCCTCCTCGTCGGCGTAGGCACCGCACCAGCAGGTCACACCGTGGCCGCTGGTCACCTCCTCCTCGGTCAGCCCGGAGCACCGGCATAGCCGGGCCCAGTCGGGCGGGGGAACGGGCAGGTCGGGGGGTGTCACTGGTCGCGAACCTCCTGTCGGTACAGCGAGTGGATAGCGCGGGTCAGGGCGGTGCCGATGACGATCTCATCCGCGGTCAGCCGGTTGATCGACTTGACCCCGCCGGTCTTGGCGAGCAACCGGAGCCTCAGCCGCGGGGACAGGGCAGCCTCGTAGCCACCCTCGACGTGCGGGACCAGCGTCCCGCCCAGGTACTCAAGGCGATGGGCCAGGTCGTCGGCCATGACCTCGCGCAGCGTCCGGCTCATGCCCACATCCGCGACCGGACGTGGCCGTTGGCGAACCCGAACGCAGCGGCCGAGTCCGACCCGCAGACCGGCCACTCACGGATGACGTACCGGTGGTCGCCGCTCTCCGTCACCGAGAACACATGACCCCGACTGCCGACGATGCGTGCCACCCGGGGCAGCGTCATCCCCATGTGCACGTGCCGGAACTCGGCCCGGGTCATGCACGCCTGCGCTGCGTCAGCCGGTCCGGCCCAGGTGACCCCGAGCCCACCGACCAGGACCGCCGTCACCACGGCGGTGATTGCCTTGCGGAACATGGCTGTACCTCTCCACCCTCGCGGGCTGTTTAGTAACTAAATGACCGGCGGGGCCCACCCCCCTGATGGAGCAGGCCCCGCACTTAGGGCAGTTACCTACGGAGTGACCATCACTCCCCACCGCGCACCGGGACTTCCCTTCCCGATGCGCGACAGGCAACAGCGGTCACACTGCTGCTGCTCTCACTCCTCGGCATCCCCATTCACCGAGTCGAGCGAGTTCTTGAGGAGCCGGGCACCGGTGAACCGGTGCTCCAACTTCCACATCTGGAACGGGACGATCAGGTCCTCGTCCGACGGGTACTCCGAGTCGAACCCCTGCCAGTCCCGCACCTGCTCGGCCAGCCGGGTCAGCGACCGCTTGTTGAAGCGGGACGTGTCCGGCCGGGCCGGGTGCCAGTGGTCGATGTACCCGCGCAGCATCGGCTTCGACCAGCCGGTGAAGTCATGCGGGAACCGGACCGGACCCCGCCTGCCCATCACCCGCTGGAAGATCGGCGTCGGCTGAGCGGTCCCCGGTTTAGTGACTAAAGCCCGCTCGCGCAGTACCTCGTTCAGCGCGTCCGACAGGTAGCGATACCTAGGCATCCTCCGCCTCCCAGTCCAGGCGGGCCTGACGAGCCGTGGTGAGCGCGTCACCCCAGGTCTGGCCCGCATCCTGCGCGGTCTGCGCCGCGGTCAGGATGTGGCCGACGATCGCCGGGGCCATGATGGTCCCGTCATCGACCAGCCCCGAAGCGTTGTTGTCCTCGATCGGGTCGCCCGAGTACCCCGCCACGTCCGGCTCGAAGCCGAGCGCGATGAGCACGTGGCCGACGATGCACCCCGCCTTGAGCAGCGGCCTGCCGTCCGGGTCGCACTCCTCCGCTGCCTGGTCGAAGTACCGGCAGGTGCCGGTGCCCGACACGCTGGGCGGGTACACGTAGTCCGCACCCAGCGCGTTGACCTGCGCTTCGAGCAGGGCGATCGCGTGGTCGGCGTCCCTGATGGTGACTGATCGACTCATTGGCTGATGGTCCCTTCTCCGAGAACCAGGTCCCGGGCTAGATCGTGGGCGATACCGAGCAGGTCCCCGGTCATCTCGACCAGGGCACGGTCGTACTCCGGGTTCTCCCCCCGTTCGCTGCGCAGGCCGCGTGCGATACGGAGCACGGTGAGCGGACGGATCATGCGGCGTCCGGCGGGGTGGGGTCAGCGAACCGGGTGGACTTGATCCGCCCGTACCGTGCCGCCGCCACCGGGTCGTCGGTGAGCCGCCGCCGCACGTCGGCGTCAGACCGGGTGCTCCACCCCATCGACCGGAACGCGGCCTGGTTGACCTCGACCTCGATGGTCATGGTCACCGGCTGCGGCGGCCTGATGAGCCGCATCTCCTGCATGGCCCGGACCGCCTCGTCGCACCACCCGTGCCGCTCGGTCAGCACGTTGACCTTGCGGACCACCGCCGCCTTGAGCGCGACCAGCGCAGCCTCAGCCGCGGCCTGGTCGGGGAACGAGTCCGCGTCCCAGGGGAACCGGTCAACCGCGGCCCGTGCGGGGGTCGCCTTCTTCGCGGTGCGCCGGGGCGACTCGGCCGCGGTCACCGCCTTCTTCGTGGCCCGCCGGGGAGCGGCGGTCTTGCGGGTTGCGGGAGGCATGGCTGCTCCTAGGTTTAGTCACTAAACCGGCGACGGGTTCGCCGGTTGGTTCAGCACGGTGATAGCGAGCGGGACCGACGGCTCCGGCCACGACTCGATGACGATCTGAGAGGGGTGGTCGGCGGTGAGCACCGCCCAGGTGAGCAGCAGGAGCAGCGTCTCGTCGGCCAGGGTGGGTCGGGTCACGCCGTCACCGACCAGTCGGGGATGAACGGCTGGGTCATCGTCTCGATCGAGAAGTCGATGACGTTGGGCAGGGTCGGCTGGGCCCGGTCCACCCAGGCCATCGCCTTGTCCTCGTTCTCGAACGGGCCGATGACCTCGACGCCGCAGTCCTCCCGCGGGTCGAAGGTGAGGACCACGATGGTCGGGCGGGCGACGACACCGACGGTGGTCAGCCGGGTGCAGTTGAACAGGGCGGTCGCGCCGTTGTCCTTGCGCACGGTGTGCCACGCGTTGCAGTGCGGGCCGCACGGACCGCGGTCGCTGACCTTGACGATGGTGCCCTGGTCGCGGTCGTAGTCGATGACGCGCAGGCCGACGGCCGGTGCCTCGCCGGAGTGGATGAGGTGTGTCATGGGATGCCTCCTGGTTGGGAAGTGGAGTGAGCCGGGCGACTCGTCAGCCCGCCCCGCGTTTAGTGACTAAAGCGGGGCGGGCTGCCGTTACGCCGGGATCAGCGCGGGTTGTTGTGGACGATGACCTCGGTCGGGCTGACCCGCTCGATGCGGGTGAGGATGCCGTGCGCGAGCCGGAGCGCGGTGTGCCACACCTCCTGCTCGATGACGTTCGAGGTGACCGGGCCGTTGACCCGGTTACCTCGCTCGGCGTGGGCCCGTCGCATCCCAGCGGAGATGCGGGCCCGCCGCTGCTCATGGGTCAGCCGCTCCGCCTTGGTGACGGTGGACGGGGGCAGGCTGACCACCTGCCGGACCTCGGTCACCGAAGGTCCTCGGGCGGGGTGAACACGGTGGCCGGACGACCGGTCACCCGGTCGGTGCGACCGGCCACGGTGAGCGCGCCGACCAGCGGAGCCCAGTCGGGGAACTCGATCTTGACCTCGGGGCACGGGTCGTTGACCGTGACCCCGTAGCACCCGGCGATCTGCTCGGGCCCGTACTGCCCGCTCATCGGACGACCGCCGACCGGGCGTCGGCCTCGACCATGAACACGTTCCGGCCGAGCCGCAACTCGATGCCGACCCGCGGGCCGAACGCGGTGACCGCCTCGCCGAGGGTGAAGTGGCTGCCGTTGCGGTGCATCGCCGAGGTCGAGATGAACTCGACGCTGTTCGGGTCCGCCTTGATCGCCGCCTTGAGCGCGGCCTTGGTGGTGATCGCCGCGTTGGCCCGGGACGGGGCCAGCACGGCACTGATGTAGGTGGTCATGGGGATGACCCTCTCTGCTGGGAAGTGAGCCGGTTGACTCGTGGACCGCGCCGTTTAGTAACTAAACGGCGCGGTCCCCGTTACCGCCGGATCGACAGGGCGCGGAGCGAGGCGAGCAGCCGGACGCAGTAGTCGCGCTCCGGGGTGGTGTGGTCCGCCACCGCCTGCCCGCAGTGCAGGCAGGAGGCGGGGTGGGTGGGTCGGCGTGCGGCGTACCGGCACGCCGTGTCGAGGCGCATCACCAGTTCTCGACGTAGCCGCCGA